GTCTGCGAGATCCGAAGGTATAGGCATTCGTGGACCAAGTATAAATGTATTAGAAGAAAATTTTACCCTGCAAGGCGATAGTATTCAGTTTGGCATATGCAATGTTAAAAATGTTGGTCAAGCACACCTAAGCGAACTTAAAAAAAGATTAGACGATCTATCCACCGATGAAAAGTCAAACTGGACCACGATCCTTTTCAAGGTGCTTGTAAACATAAATAAAAGAGCCATAGAAAATTTGATTAGTGTAGGAACATTCTCTGGTTTTGGTAAAAGTAGAAGCGAAATGTTGCATGAATATCATTGTGTATTAGAACTAACAGACAAAGAGATTGATGGCGTGGTACAATTGCTAGATAACGATAGAGGGGCCGTGGATGTTCTAAAGAAACTAGTAAATCGAGGAGTTAAGAAAGCGGGTGGATGGATTTCTACTCAAAATCGATTGCAAAAAATAGAGAATATCATTGTGAGAATATTGAATCCCGGCAGAACGCTAGTTGACAACTCCGTCGTTTATGCTAGAATAGAAGAGCAACTACTAGGTTGTCAAGTTAACCATTCTGAACTAAATGGCTGTTCAGACAGTTGCCATGCCAACGCTACATGTAAAGAAATAGCCGATGGCAAACAAGATCAGTGCATCATAGCGGCTGTAATCAAAAGGATAAAGCAGCATAAAACAAAAAATGATGATGTGATGGTGTTCCTGTCAGTAGAGGATGATTCTGGCGAACTAGATAATATCGTGGTTTTTCCTGACGTATACGAGCAAAACAAGGATATAATGTATGAAAGGGCCACTGTATTGATATCAGGACAAATTAAAGACAAGCAAAGAAACTCCTTTGTGGTTGATAAGATATTTTTGATTTAGGGCTATTATGAACAAATGTACATTTCTAGGACAAACTCAATCTATAGTTTTTGATCCGGCTGAACAAAGGATCAAAATTGTTCTTAAGGTAGGACACAAGAGGAAGTCCAAGAATGAACAAGTAATAGACTACGATGATTTGATTTTTGAAGCATGGGGTGGGGCGTCGTTCGCTCTGTTCAATTCGCTGCGTATCGGAGAGCATCTGTTGGTTATTGATTCTACGGCAAGACAATATAAAGAGAATATATGCTTTCGTATCAACGAGTTCAAGATTATTAAATGAGGAAGACATGGATATACAAGTTGAGCAAATGATTGAGGATAACAAGAAATTGGTCTATAAGATAGCAAATTCTATCTATATGAAGAATAAGCTGTTTAGCAGAGATGATTTAATTCAGGTTGGTTTTCTCGCATTATGCAAGAGTGGACATAAGTACGATCCCACTCGCGGGAAAGTATCTACATTTATTACACATTGCGTTAGAAATGATATTCTGAAGTATATTAAATCCAACAAACTACAGGGTGATCTGATACATTTAGATAATAATTCACTCAAATATCGTAATCGAGATATCGACTATCTAGAATGCAATGATATGGTTGGAGCAAAAAATGATCTAGAACAAAAAATTATTGAACTTAAAATGAGCGGTGAGACTAATAAAAGCATTGCGGCTCAACTAAATGTTTCCCCGAATAAAATCTCTAAAATTCTTTCCACAATAAAAAATAGAATTATCAGGCAGCAAAATGCATAAAAAGAAACGAGTTCTGTTCATATCCGAAGCGGCGTATTTGAATACTGGATATGCAAAATATAGCAAAGAGGTCATCTCTAGACTTTACGCCACAAATAAATATGAGATAGCGGAGTTCTCGATTTATGGGAATGAAGATGATCCGCGTAGATCCTCCATTCCGTGGAAAAACTACTGCAATATGCCTCCTAATAATGATGAGCAATTACAAAATATTTACAATTCAAATCCCGTTAACCAATTCGGTGCATGGAGATTCGAACGAGTCTGTTTAGATTTTGAGCCGGATATTATTCTCACTATCAGAGATTTTTGGATGGACTCCTTCATTTACCATTCCCCATACAGGCGTATTTTCTCTTGGGCGTGGATGCCAACCGTTGACGCTAGTCCACAAAATCAGGAATGGCTGGACATTTTTTCAGACGCTGATTATGTACTAACATATTCGGACTGGGCCAAAAATGTATTGGAGAATGAGGGAGGTAGTAGAATTAATACTATCGGAGTGGCTTCACCATCCGCCTCAGAATGCTTTTACCCGATGGATCGACTAGCACTTCGTCAACAATTTAATCTTCCGCTAGATGTAAATATTGTTGGAACAGTTATGAGAAACCAAAGACGTAAACTGTTTCCAGCCTTAATCGAATCATTTGCAGAATATATCCGATCTACTAATTCAACAAATACATATCTATACTTACACACCAGTTTTCCAGACGCTGGCTGGAATTTAGCCGAATTAATTCATTCAAATGGTCTATCGTCTAGAGTGCTAATGACATATGTGTGTGAAAATTGTAAAAATATAGAAGCATCACCATTCAGGGACATTAAGAAAGTTTGCTCGTCATGTAGACAATATGCCTCAAGTCCATCCAATGTTGGCAATGGTGTTCCCGATGAACAGTTAGCCAAGATATACAATCTTTTTGATCTATATGTTCAGTGTGCAAATTCAGAAGGATTCGGACTACCTCAAGTAGAGGCCGCAGCATGTGGGACTCCCATTGTATGCACAAACTATTCCGCAATGGAAGACGTTGTGAATAAACTTGGTGCATATCCAATCGACTATTCTTACTACAAGGAATTAGAAACCGGATGTAATCGGGCCGTTCCGGATCACCATTCCCTAACCAAAATCCTAAAGCACTTCTTTATCGATAACGATAGCGATTATCGTCAAAAAAGAAGAGAGGAAACGCGAAAGCTATTTGAAGAAAATTATAATTGGGATTCTACAACTCAAGAATGGATGAAGGCGATAGATGACTGTGAATATGCTGATTGGAAACAACCAATGAAGTTAATTCCACCGCAAAAGGTTAATATGGACAATCCATCTCATAGCCAATTCATGAATGAATTAATGGACGCATATTGTTATTATCAACCTCACAAAAACTCACACTTCTCCAGAGCTATTCAGACCGATTTACAACGAGGAGTAACAAAAGCTTCATGGGATGGATTCTATGTAAGCGAATTTTCTCCTCTTGGTAATAATAGACCAAAAGCAATAAATCGGGAAGGGGTAATCAAAACTTTTGAGCAAAGATTGCAGAACTATAATATTTGGGAAGAGGTTAGACTTAATCGTTCAAAACTTACAGATCATGGTGCTAAATGGTTGGCTTAAAAACGGCATGTAAATTTTGTTGCTTCTATCAAAATGCAACATGTTCTCATAATCTATTGGAGAAATTTGAGAAACACGGTGCGGATATTGTTATGCATGATGGATCTCCTATTATCAATAGAATATGTCCATACTTTAGATCCTCCGATTGGAATCAAGAGTTGCCTATAGAAGAAAAAATGTCTATATGTAGAAACGAGATCTATATCTCTGGCACTATTATACTAATAGCGAATGATTCCAGCAACTTATTACAAGCTATTAAAAAACTGAACGCAAATACTGAGATTAGTAACTTTAAGCTCATAGTAATCTATAAGGATATTAAAGCTAGTGATATGTTGGATGTTTGCGGAAATAATATCCATGGAGGGTATAAATTAATCAAATGGTTAGATCATGACATCGCTTTTCATGTCTACAAAGCTTTAACCTATGCAAAAAATGGGTATCTTTTTATACTTGATACGAACAAGGCTTTTGATGAGAAGATCGTAGATAAAATCGATTTTTTCGTAAACAAACAACTAAATAGATTATTACATGTATTGCCAACAGAGGGCTTTCATGAATCTGTTAGTATGATTCATATCTATAAATGGCTCAAAGGTGACTTGCAATGTTCGTTTGGCGAAAAGCTTTGTGATATAGCAAACAAAGAAAATTCGGATTCACAAGTGCTAACCTGGAAGGACATAGATGAAAACTATAGTAATTAACTACAAATTCACATCTGAACCATCTATCGAGAAGTTCCACTCACTACTCGATGGATGCGTATCTTCAAAATATAAGATACATGTAAATGTATTTGACTTCTGTTTGCAAAAGAACATACCAACGTATCTAATGCCTTATGCGTCTTATGTAAATACAAGTATTAAATACATACCTGAATTCTATGAATCTATACCAAACGCCGATAATATCGTTTTATCGAATCTAATTAGACATGGCGATTCAACAGCTTTTTGTATTTTACCAGAAAATGTAACACTTTTTCGAAATGCATTAGATGAAATAGATTTTAGTTGGCTGAATGAAGATTTAAATGGATTTATCTATTGTGATTTTCATCTAAATAATATCAGGTGCTATGTTAGATCCAGAGCTATGGGTACTCAGTTAAATCTACCAATTGTATTTTGGTCAACCGATAAACTGGTTAGACATCTTGGTGAAGAGAATAAACTAAATATAGTTGGCAATAACTATGCAAGCCTGCATATACCAAAGAGCGTGTGTACAGTTTTTCAAGATGAAAAGTAAACCTCATTCACTAACAAATGAGCAGGAAAGATTCTCATTCATTATACTTTGCTCTCAAAAACCAAACAAACGCGGCCACAAAAATATTCCGCTTACTCCCATAGACCATGATCTACTCATCGATAAACAAATAAAAACTATTCAATCCATCTATAAAAACAACGAAATTATTTTGGTATCTGGTTTCGAACACGATAGATTATTAGCCCATATTCGTCAAAAAAAATATCCCAATATTAGAATTGCAGAAAACAAAGACTATAAAAACTCTAGTGCCTTAGATTCGTGGATTTTTGCATTGAATCTGTCTATTGATCAAAATACATTCATAATACATGGAGACAGAATTTTTAGCACAGCGGCTATCAGTCCATCATTAACACATTGCTCACATACTATATGTCACAATGTTAAAAAAAATAACTATGATCTAGGATTACTATACGAAAATAACCGTCTAGTAAATATTTCATATGGATTGCCCAATGTATGGTCAGAAATATTCTTTCTTCATAAAAATGATTTTGAAACTGCTCGTAGTTTAATCAACGAATATAAGCAGCAAAAATTCTATAATCTTGACGCTTTCATAAATGCACTAAATAAAAAAGTTCCTATTCATGTAATCTATAAAAGTTCACAAGAAGTTCAAACACTGAAAGATCTATAATGAAAATACTTTGTTACAAATATTCACAAGATCCAATATTCGAAGCCTTATTAAGCGTATTATCCGAAAGTAAATACGAATGTGCATTTGCTTCTGGTGAATTAAAACAAGAACATATTGCTACATTTAGTCCCGATATCATCATGCACAATATTCCACACGCCAAAGAGTTTCCTATCAAAAACAATGCAATTTCTATCAATATCAACGAAACGGAAACATCAAACTCCTTCTCGTTAAATGAGGGGTCTAAGAATTACATCGGGAAGTTTATTCAACCAAGAAGCACTGTGGTTCACGAACGCGATATCCCCAAGTTTACTTCTGATGTGGTATACATTGGATCTCCAGCGGTATTTGGAGATGTTCTAGAATTCATATTGAATAATGATATACAGTTTAAGTTTTTCACACATCAGCCACATAATATAGCCGGTTATTGTGGCATGTGTAGCACAGCAGATTATGGTAAATATTATCGCTATGCAAAAGCATCTATCTGCTTAAACTCTGATACGACCAGATTAATGGATATTGTGGCATCTGATGGAAATCCAATACTATACGACCCTCTGAATCCTCAAAGGTGTAAAGATCAAATTTTTGACGCTATAGAAAATGGAACTAGATATGATATAGAAGGATATTCTAAATCCGATATTCTGAAAAAATATACATCATATGATGCCGTTTCTAAGATATTCAAAACTATAGGATTAACTAAGATTGCTGACGAAATACTAAAAATCAAAAAGCAAAGGCTATTGTCACAATGAAAACAATGATATGTCTAGAAAACGTCTCATACTCTCAATTCAACTATGAGGCAATAACTCAAGTAAATCGTTTCTGTGAGCAGTCAAACGAGGAGGTATGCTTTGTCACATTGGATCAAACCATGCCATTTACACAAATCAACACCGCTGTTTATGCCCCGTATGATATGGATTCATTCCATAATGGACTCATAATAGCACATACTCTTAATTTGGCAAATCGTATGCTAGGATGTACAAATAATTCCAAAAAAGTCCTCTATTTATACGATCTTGATTGGATGTTTCAACCGATCTTTTATGATGAAATTTATTCAATACTGAACAACCCAGACCTATTTCTTATAGCAAGATCACAAGACCACGCAGATATAATACAAAGAACATGTAGCCGCAAAGTAGACGCAATACTCGATAATTTTAATCTGGAGGATATATGGAATTCGCTTTAAAAAATAAAGACAAAATACTGCAAATGTATAAAGATGGTGCTAGTAGCTACGAAATAGCAGAATCTTTAAACACCTATTCAACTAAGATTCTCAGAGCTTTGAAATTTCTTGGTAGAGTCTTACACGACGACGACGGATACTATAAAAGAGACTATTCTGAAGCACAGAGATTAGCTCTAGAAAATGGCAGGGCTAAACACCCAACAGAAGGTAAGAAACTAGACAATGAACACAAAGAAAAAATAGGTGCCGCACGATCCAAAGCGTATCATAACCTTTCTAATGAAGATAAACAGAAGATATCAGAAATTAGCAAAAAAAACTGGGATTCTCTTGGCAAGGCAAAACAAGCAGAGATTAGGAGTATGGCCCTAGAAAGCGTTCGTAATGCTAGCAAATTGGGATCAAAAACCGAAAGACATCTTCATAACGGATTAATGAAAGCCGGATATACTGTTGAATTTCATAAAACTGACCTTGTTTTTGGTAATACTTTAGAAGTTGACCTTTTCTTACCAGAAATTAAAACTGCTATTGAGATCGATGGCCCCGGACATTTTATGCCCATATGGGGCGAGGAAAAACTAGCAAAACAAAGATCTGCTGATACAGCAAAACAGGGTATATTGTTGAATAATGGATATGTATTGATTAGGATTCGTCAAATCGATAAAAGCATCTCCTTGACAAAGATGAATCATCTGCTATCATTGGTGATGCAGGAGATAGATTCTATTAAAACAAAGTTTCCGGAATCAAAAAACCGATTGATAGAAATTGAGGTAAAAGATGGACAAACCAGAAGAATCTAAAGTTCCAAGCATATTGTCTCCAGAATGGAGCGACTATGCAATGACTTTTTTCACAGACAAAGAATTGATAGATGGTAATCCGCTAACCGCCGGATTACGTAGAGTGGCAGAAATGCTTATTGGAGAGATTATTTCCAGTAAACCAATTAAAGTGGACCGTCTAGAAACAAACGATCCGATAGGCAAGACCACCGTGGTCTATGAGGTACAGTTTTTGATCAGAAACCCAGATGGAAGCTCCTACGTAAAGACCTATGCTGATGTGGCTGATGTTTGGGCTGGTAATACTGACGACATGTTTGCGGTCCACGCCCCAGCCACAGCATCCACAAAAGCCGAGGGCAGAGCATTAAGAAAAGCTCTAAAGTTGAGGGTTGTGGCAGCAGAAGAATTGTGCAAAAAGGATGTATCCCAATTTTTGGGACAACAACCAAACCAAATGGACGAGCGTATCAAGCCTGAGCAGATTAAGTATATCGATGTTAATTGCAAGAAATTGAATATTGATGTCGTGAAGTTTATCAATTCGGGCGAACGAGTCTATAATAGTGTGTACGAAGTAAAGCGTGATGTGGCCGCTAAAATGATTGATCTAATTAATAAGGTCAAGCGTGGCGACCATAACTTAGGTAAAGATTTACAAGGCTATAAAGAAGATTGGAATCAATAATGAGAGTAGAATATTCAGTAAAACTTGGTGGTCGAGATATTGTTGTATCGAATGAATGTGAATCAGATTCCGATGTATTCAAGTTCTTATACCATATGCAGGAATTATTTGATGACTGCGTCTGCGTTAGGAATGGTCAAACATCCGATAAGGTTCGCGTAAACGTTAGAACAGACAAAGAGGACAACGAGTATTACGAGATGGTTTGTTATGATCAGAGCAAACCGGAATGTAATTACGCGAAGCGAGTATTCGGCCAAAACAAGAAAGGTGGTGGTCTATTCCCAAAGAGCAAGGACGAAGAGGGAAATTGGAAGCCTTGGAGAAAATATAACAAGGAAACTGGCAAGGAAGACTGAAATAGGATATGGCTGGGGCCAGATAATTCTGGCCCCGGCTACTATCTATATGAAAAATGAAATACTATAGACTCATCTTCAAAAAAGATAACAATAAAGTGATGTTTAGTGAGATTATCGAACAAGATATCTCCCAGCACGATCTAGAGCAAATGAACTGGGAATCTCCCATCATTAGACACGAAATGGCCGGGCATATACATTTCTTGGCATTAGATAGGGACTATCTCGATGCTATGCTTCTTGGTATAGGTACTTACCAAAATTTGGCCGGAATTCATGAATAAAACTCCATGCGAATGCCCAATGGCTGGATTCTGTGTTAGACACGGAATAGAAAAATCTGCCCATTTACATAAATTATGCCAAAGTCACACCGGCTACTTTAATTTATGGGAAGAGTGTCGTGGACCAAAACAGAATCCAAACGACTGCAAAAAACAGTCGATTGAATCAGTTGAGCCAGCAAAAGAAGAGCCACAACTTCCTAGCAAAATGCAAATGGCTGGGAATTTTATTAAATCCGCCGCAAAACATGTTGCAAATGGAATGGCTCATGTTACATCAGAAATTCAAGAACAACGTCTCAAAATATGCAACGAGTGTCCATTTATTGTGGAAAACAATAGTCGTTGTGCCCAATGCGGATGCTTTCTTGAAGTTAAAACAAAATGGGCTAGTTCTAGCTGCCCAATTGGCAAGTGGTAATTAACTCTCTGTAATCTCCCACTCAATCAATGAATCCTGAGAGCATTCCCTAGCAGCTTTTGGTGTGCCTTCGCACCCACAGTCTGTGGACCACCATATTCCACTACCTCCTGTTCCCATTGTGGAGATAGTGGGCACCAATTGCGATGCTATGCCGACCGGCTGGCATGAACAACTAGTAAAATCTATGCATCTATATTGAGAATCACAGATTCCATCAGCAATATTAGATTCACATTGACATTGTGAACCTTGATTGGCACTCGCTGCCTGTGCCGGTCCTTTTGCTAGGTATTGATTACTGGTGCATGTGAATCTACGCACATATGTTAATCCAGAAGTACTTACTTGATATAATTTGCCATCACATGTATTCTTTTTCCATACTTGACCGGAGGGAACCGCTGTGGCATAAGTATAAACACCGGAGGTCGTGCCGCTGCCGCTGGAACAATAACATATTTGAGGAGTAGAAGACAATACTCCCACTGGCGTAAAAGATTCTAAAACTGATGGATGAAAGTATTTTCCTACTGGAGTACCAAGCTGTATATATTGACCATTTTGCTCCACGCACCCATTCAGAGAACACCCGCTACATGACGCTCCACTTGGACAATACCAATATGTTCCGCTGGCAAGTGTGGCATCGTATGATGTTAACTGAAATCCGACACATTCCCCTTGTTTCATAATAGAGGCAGATGCACAGTTTGTGTCGCCGCACGAACACGGAGGATCACCAAGCATACCCAAACACGCACCCGGCGACCATGATTGAACACCGTGTAAATATGTTGGTGAATCTGATGGAAAATCTCTCCTAGCTATCCTATTTAATGAACATTCTACGTCGATGAGAATCTTAAATGGATTAAATAAGCACTGATCCGATCCACTCGCTCGTACCAATCCTGAATTAGCATAAGATGCACCAAACTTATCGAGATAATATCCCATTGATTCAAATCCATTATCCGCAAAAGTTTTGGGCTGATGAACTCCAGCTAATATAGAATTGTTGCTATGCGTTGGTAAAATATCGATACATCCAGTTCCACCAAATGTACAACTTTTAGTATCAGAAGTAAATCTCCATCCTGGATGAACAACTCCTATCAACGGGAGATAGTCTTCAACAATAATGTATGTATCATCGATTCCAATATCTTGTAAAGACTCCTGTATTAAACTATCATTGCACCAATCAAAAAATCTTAATCTTTGCTCATCAAGTAAAGTTTTACCTCCGTCTATGGTGCTGCCCCCCTCTTCATATCCGTCTAAATTGAATGCATTTTTGAATTCATTTGTTCTGGTACAAATAGAAGGAGATCCAAATGGTGCAATTCTAGTTCCAGTTTTGTAACTGTGTCTAGGAAAGAATAATTTGTTACACCACAATTCACCACCACAAACCGTAGAATCTTGAACGCAACTATGTTTTTTATTGGTTGCAAAAATGCCATTAAAGCCAACAGGAGTGTTATATTCGCCGGTTGTAAAAATAGTGCTGCTATTTATTATCGGCAATGGAGTTCCGCTACAACTAAAAATGCCGCTTGTTCTAGACATCGACGCGATCAGTCTACCATTACTGACCGTTGGTAGATAAGAACTGGAATAAAACAGATTAAAGTAATTCCAGATACGCGATCCGGATGGAAATGATGATAAGTTATATTGATAGTCTTGATTCACATATGTTCCAGAAGATGGATGAATACTACAAGGAGAATCGGAGGCTGGAGTAACTGTATCTGCTAAAAGTGCATAGTTAATTTGTTGACATCCTGAAACCCCGCTACCATAATTATATAGATACGCACCAGCATTAACTGGCGAACAAATAGTACTATCTCCAACCGTTAGTACTTCTTCCCACGTTCTATCATGTTCATGATATTCTCTTGAAATATAAAGTTTGTAACTATTGCCAAGGCACTCGATCTTATTAACAATAGCAACTTCTGGATGACACTTTTTCTTTCTAACGCGAACGCCATTAAATGTTCCACTAGAATAAATCGGATCGCCACATGTTTTTGAATATACATTATTATCAAACGCACAATCAGAACTGGTGCAATCTATTCTTGTGGCACTATTTCCGAACGATGTTAATGAAGTAAATGGATATCTTCTGAGATTATTGCACTCCTCAGTATTAAGAAATGGATAATTTAGATCATACTTAACGCCACTAACAACTCCATTAACACCATGACTCCAATCATACCAGTCCGTAGAACCAACATTAGTAAATAGTTTTTTCCCAAGATAGGGCTGTGGGGGTACACAGTTTATCAAAACCATTCCTGTTTTATCGGTGGAAACCCAATAAACCTCTGCACATGCCGCACTAGCCCCGGATACTAGAACCAAGCCGGTACTGGTAAGTGTATACTCAGCAATTAAAGATGGATCTTTACATTCACAAAAACACTCATTTAGTTGATAATTTGCTGGTACTCTTCTGGTTAAATTTCCTTCGTAACCAATTGCCGCACCGCAAGAGCATGTAACTTCACCGCTGGCAGATCCAGTAGGACAGGTATTACATAAACTATTGCCCGTGCATTGTAAATATTCTGTTGGACCATACCCGCCAGAAGCGGTACATCCATAAAAGACCGAGCCCAGGTTACAACCGTATGTATAAACTTTTTCTCCAGGACAAATACCAAATGGATTATTTACAGAAGTAAAATCACTTAAAGTGATACACGAAGACTCCAGATTCTTTTCTTTTAAGCCTTTATCGGTTAGCTTTTTGAAAATATCAACATTTTGCTCAGTTACTAAATACAATGTTGTTTTAAGATCAAGATCACCATTTGTGCCCACTCTGGCCGGATAATGATGAGAGCAATTAGTAATATTTGACCATAACGTAGATATCGGATCGCTTGTATAGTAAATGTCTGGAGCATATGGTTTTGCTAAAAATCCATGCATTCCATCACATGCTAAATCAAATTGAGCAAAAACTCTGTATCCGCATCCTTGAGACGGAGTATAACCAAAACCTTCTCCGCGGTTATATGTTTGATCTAAGAATGCACTAGTTAAATCATTACATCCAGATAGTTCTGTAAGGCCCGCCGCACCACCGATTGAATTACTAGTCCAGCCAATAATCACATCATTAGTGCCCGATGCCAATACGGGCGAAAGAGTTACGTTTAATCCGTTAACACACGAGCATGTGTTTCCAGTATAATAATTTCCATAAATTGCTCCAAAATTATCGCCTGTTCCACAAATAGAGGTATCAAATCCACTAGAACATGTAAACCCTGGCTTTTCTACCTTTGCTTTTGCTGTAGAGGTAGACGTTCCATAAGTACAGTAATTATGACCATATCTAGTAGTAGACTGCTGCCAAACAAAATCTGTACTCAGTCCCTGAATTTCCAAATTCAAAGATGTTGGATTCATTCTTGTTGAAACGCAACCGCCACAAGTATCTTCAACCTCAAATTCAATTAAAAATGGTGTTGACGATGTGGGCCAACCATTACTGGTTCCCAAAACGCGAGACAGTGTTCCGCTAAGACTAAAATCTACGAATGTTCCTGTAGATTCGCAGCAAATCGATCTTCCCTGCTGTGTACAAAAATAAGGGGCCACCACCTGCTTATTCGTATCCGATACGCCCCAAAATCCATATCCGCTACCCGCCACTTGAATAAATGTACCACCAGAATCATCTCTTGCTGTTGTGCCACTGGACCACAAACGGCCACCAAACGGCAAAGCCGATGGAGCAACAATATTCCAATACATTGGTTCAGTAATATTGCCAGTAGGATTAGCATTTGTATAAGTTTTGTCTTGATGTAATTTAGCAAACGCTTCCGATATAACATCCCGTCTATTTTTACTTTGCTTACCACACAAATTCATGATATAGCCATACGTTACATATGGTTGTTTTGGTAAACAAGCATTAGAAGATGTTGGAAACGCATCACATATCCCAGTACTCGGAATAGATCCACCAAGTTCCAACCTTTTATGTGTTATCTGATATCTTGGATCTTGACATCCATAAATAGTCGGATTAAGATCAAAATTTGGAAAAGAAGGAAAAGTAATTGGACTTCTAATTGTAACATGGTCTGGTTCAGCATATCCTGGAATAGAACCATTGCAATCGCACCTACAGGGATTTAACGCTTTTCTTCCTCCCCAAGCATCAGCGAGGTTGATAAACATATGTATTTCTTGACCCGCCAATTGCCTTTTTAGATCATTAATTCCTGTGGGAACTCCTCCTTGATTTTTCCATCCACCAAGCGGCAGTCCGCTACTATCGAAAGAGCAATCATCATTAAAATCACATCCTCGATATACGAACGCTAATCTTGGCACTTGATTAGTTATATATTGCTCAACATTATCACAATCATTATACTTGTCATATTGTGTTATACAGTCTGGAAAAACTTCTAAAGTAGCATGTTTGCTGTAGCACGTAGCATTATTAGATTTACCTCGATTAATTGCCTGATCCAATCTCATCAAGGCATCATATTTATCCGTTTCAAAGAAATTACCATAATATGATAACTCTTTATCAAACGCTGGATATCCAGACCCACTAGCAACAATTATTCCACTAACATTTTTCAGAACTCCATATCCACCACTAGTAGATACATAAGTAAAATCTAGTCTACCAGATGTAGAAGATACCCCAGTAATATAAGCAATGGGATCAAAAAGATGATAGTTGTATCTCCAGTTTCTATCTCGATTTGATTGAAGAAGATTCTTTGGATTATTGAATACTCTACGAAAGTCAGTATGATAATTGTTTTCGTTGCCAAACTGCTTATTGGTATCCGAAATTCCATAAGCACTCAGACCGCAACAAGTTTGTGGATCATAGGTATCAAACGCAACCCAATGCCCACTCTTGCCTACATTAAGGGAGAAGTCGCCGGTTGGTAGTGCAGAAGAAATATTTCCAGTTGATGTTCCAACAAATTTAACAGAAGTATATGTTGAGGAATGAACAACATCGAAAATCACATAAACATTATTGACTATACCGCTAACATCATTTTTAATACCTATAGTCATTCCATTACGCAGGCCGCTCGCCGCAATTGGATTATCTAAACTGCCATAAGATAATCTTGCCTGAACAAATGGCGATGAAGCATTGGATCGAAAAATGCTACTTGAGTCTGGAAAATAACCCGCATATCTTCCCGCTACAGCACCGTCCGGATAGCATCCGGAAGAATATTTGTAATAAGAAGATGAGCCAGAAGCTCTTACTCTAGATGGCTCATAATAACCATAACGATTTTCTTGGCTGCTTATATTCTGTTTTTCATTTCCAGAGCAATCGACTAGATATCCTGGTGGATCATAAAGATTAGAGGCGGCGTGACAATTTTCTAAACTAGTTAATCTCCAGGCACCGCTTAAATTTTTGAAGATCTTTGTATTAAAGTTGATTTTATTGCCCCAGCCAAAATTCTCTGGAAATCTACGAAATGATTGAGTTGGATCGCTACTCAAGCATGATTTATTGTCTGCTGATACGGATTTAACCAAAGATTTAGCTCTATTCACCAAATAAACTTCAGCACCTCCCCGCCCAATTCCGCTACTTTCTAAAGAGCCATCAGAACCATAGTGAGAGGTTAGCCCCGTATCCGGATCGTATACCGACCGATAAAAAACGTCTGGCCTTTGTTCATTTAAGAATGGCCCATAGGTTACAGAATTACATACCTTCGTGGACTGATGATCTTCATCAAATCCATCAAAATAATCGTAATAACCATTAGAGTATGTAGCCCATCCTGAAATCAGTACCCCGCTAAATCCCCAAAATTCCGGATTAGCCTTAATTGATACACGAATATTTCGTGATAAAGAAACTCCTTGAGTTCCCACATCATCCAAGTCGTAACTAGCACCAGCGGAACAGAACTCCACATTAATGCATTGCTTACCACATTCGTAGCACTTGGGGTCCGTTGTCTTGTTAATAAAAGCCATTCAAATTCCTAGTTATTAATTAGTGCAGTATCCTCGCCACACCACTCACATGTTTTATATCCCTGAGTTTGTATTTTCATGGTACAAGTTTGTAATATTCCATTGTCACATTCTACATGGGTAACAACTTGTTGTGATTTGAATTCAGCCTGTGTAACCCAATGTATTGGCAATGATTCTGTTTCTGCTGTAGCATCATTCGGATAAATTGTTAAAGCACACTCTTGATTAACTGGAAAACCAGAAGATGGACTAACAGTTCCGCTAGTTAACACGCCGCCAGTAAAAACAAGGGTTAAATTTGTACATATCTTACATCCAGAAGACTGCACAGCAAATGCACCATTAGTGTAACCGGTTCCGCCACTCAACACGGTAAACGAGGCTACGCCGCTTGCATTTGTAACAAGTTTTCCAGAAGCACTAGTTCCAGTACCGCCCGTAAAAGTGCCCGTATTTACTTTCTTGCTCCTTCCTGTATAAACAGTAAACGCTAAGTCCCCCACATCAAAAGACTGTCTTAGTGGATTCTCAATCAATATCTTCTTATTTACAGAAGATGAACCATGACCATTAGCACACGGAACCGTGATATGTCCACAATCCTGACAATCGTTCGTCCAAATATTATAGTATGAATCTCCAGAAACTGGATCATCAATTGTTTCTCTAATAATAAACGCTTCGTATAAAGGAAATTCTAATCCCGCGTAATTTAATTGCTCATAATAGTTCTTGTTGTCCACATTATTCGTATATGCCAAGTATTCTGGATCATAAATATTGCCGGTGGAGCTAAAAGCTCTACGAGTATTTGGAGCATTACGAGTATACTGATCTCGGCTGTTGCTTCTATCCACTTCAAAAGAAAAACTGGGAGGCGTATACAAATTTGTCAATTTAACTAGATAGATTTTAGTACTATTTCCTCCACCAGTCCAAACCCCTCTATTATTATCCCATCTTAAATCCACTGGTCCGGATTTCCATAAATTCATATTCCAGCTAACTTCTGGATGAAATTTTGAACTATCATTAGGATTACTTGGAACCGGTTTGCCATCCGTATCAAATCCCCAGCCCGTAAGGACCATTGGTGCCCTAAATCCAACGCCACGAATTCCGGTAACTTCTACCGTAGAACGTGCCCAGTGGTCTTTTTCGAAATATAAATCAACCGGGGCACCACTACCATAAGGATATGTTCCACTAACACCAACGTAACCACCCTTACCGTCCACACCAGAATCTAGTGGATTATAACTCAAAGCCATAGAGATGTTATGACCGCCAGAAGTCCATGGATCACTAGATATCGTATTTCCTCTAGGATTAATGGATGCTAATTGATTGAATGGATTGAATGGGTTCAAAGTATTTGAATTTGGACCACTAGTATCAACCGACCCGGATGGACTTGTCCAATACGGCATGTATGGACCAGCACGATCTCTATCAGAAATATTATTGTAAGGACAAAATAATGCATCTAAAGAAATAGCAGATACTAAATTCCATGGAGTTCTATTTGCCACTCCACTAGAGTCTGTGATGCCGTCTTTAAATCTACCAGCAATATCAGCAAAAGTAGCAAAATCCAATATTCCAACTTGTGCTTGTGGTATTTCTGACCATTTTCCGCTTACCACTGGAGAATCAGCAGAAGAATCAACCTCTATTCCTGTGGCTAAAGGATTACCTTGTGCCCGCAAGGTGTGGCTAATTTCTCCAACTAAAACCAACGACGCTGGTCTAGTGATTATCGCTGGATTATTTGTTCTTACCATAGAATCACCTAAGCTTTAATTTCTTGATATCATTAGATATCTTAGTCATTTTTTGTTCTAAGTCTCTAGTATTTTTTCCAAATTTTGGCGATATAGTCTTAAAACTATATGTAGTTTCTATAGCGTTGTTGTTTACACTAATCTTAATATCAGTAACTTGCTGAATACCATAAAGACTATCCCCGACCCTCTTTATTGATGGGGCACCCGGTATAGTAATACTTCCTTCTTCTAATGCAAAAAGAGCAAAATCATCTATAGCATTTGCTTTTCCTTGTGCCGCCAAGTTCATACCAGCGAAACCACTAATTTGACTTAATGTATAGCTTCCAAATTGACCAAAATTATTTGGAATGAGAAAATTTTCTGGCACTAAAGATTCGTCCTGCTCGTATTCTACCTTTCCACGAAATGGTATATATTCTAGGCTAGTAATCCATGGTCCATAAACATATCTAGTTGATAGTTGAGTATAATTGAATGATCTTGGAACAACACAAGTTTGAAATGGCTGTAATACTGAAACAATTTGATCCTCCATCATCGATAATTGTCTGGCCCTTCCAGATGGCAGTAGATCTCCGGGTTGATTTGGAAATCCATTTTTGTTTCTGATAGATGTGCCTAAAAAAGCATTTAAGCCATTAAGTGGTATATCTCCTAGTCCGTTGCTTGCCACAAATCCCGGCCTTGGAACAGGAAGAAAAACTCTAGCCGTAGAGAATTTCACAAATGGAAAACAAAACCTACCATTTTCTGGATATTCTAAGGCTTGCAATCCACTAACCGCACGAACGAGCCAATCATTTTGAGTTTGCGATGGAATGCCAATAATTCCACTATAATTGTATTCAGGTGAGCCTGTGGTGGCAGTAGATAAAGCCTGAAGTGTTAGATTATTAGCAGAAGCCACATAGCCCTTACTTGTATCGACCGTTTTGTAATAAATGGTATCTTGTTGTCCTTCTCCGCTCGGGATTAAATCGATTCCTGGCATAGTTTTCTGAGTATATTTTTTAGATAGTCCGGTTAAAATATCGCTATATGGTAATGATGCACGATTATAGTAGTAATCATAACCTACTGGTAAAAATGCGTAAATATCTTCTATGCTATCTGGTGCCGCGTGAACAATTGTAATTCCAGATACTCCAGATGTATTAAATAGTATATTACCACTTGCGTCCACATAAGATGGCGAGTATCTAGTCATACATAATCTATCTAAGTCATATTCAGAAAAATTGCAGATCATCTGTTTTTGACCAAGAAGATTAGTAATATCCTTAGCGTATGTGGTATCATATTGTCCGGTATTTGATGTTAAAAAGTCTTGATTATAATTCAAAAATGGAGTAACTTTTCCATCCTTAATGAAGAGATTGCTTTGAGGAATTTCTCTAGGATAATAATTAGATGGCTCAACATAAGCAGAATCATTTAATTCCCACGCTCTTTTGAAATCACCAACCAAACTATCTCCGTCTAAGTCCTGCATTGCTTTAGCATAAGGAACCGGAGCATACCAGGACTTACCATAGTGCGTATCTCCTAATTCCTTTAATTTCTCATGTATCTTAGGAAGAATCAAGCCCTTAACTTGAAATTCGGCTTGTGCCCTTGACATATTCAGTCCAAGGCCAAAGATTCCATCGCCAGACGCTGTTGGCAAATTATTAAACTCTCCAGACTTGTCACAATTAACAGAAATTAATTCATTAGGAGTTTTGTATGCTGTAAAAACATTGCCGAGTCCTAATAGATTAACTATACCCGCATACCCAAGACCCCCCTTACCATTAATATAGTTGGTACTTTGTAACTGATCAGTTCTTGAGATTCCATTTTGCCCACTACCAGAAGGCAATAAAGGATAGAAGGCGTTGATAAGATTGTCCACCTTTTTCTGCTTGTATCCATCTATAAATCCTTTCCAACTTTCTATAGATGCCATAGCACATCTAATTTCCAACATAGATGCAGCATAAATACCTTGATATAACACTCCAGAGACTGTGATTGGACCAAACTCGCTTTTCATATCAATCAAAATATAATCATCAACATCTCTTGGGTCTAATATTGGAGTGATTACTGGAATTTTGCGTGTAGAAGTTTCATCAAGCCCAAATTGATCGGTTGCCGTATCCATTGTGGATTTAGGATCAGATACGCCAGTAACAATAATATCGCCCCAATAATGCCTTAAAAATGAACCAGATGCTGTTACCAATCTAGTTTGATAGCCCCCGGTAACGACCTTCATTGTTGTAAGATCATTTAACTTGATGGAAATATCAGAATTTTTTATTTTTACATCGGATAGTTTACTTGGATCAAATAATACCGGTAGCCCACCAACCCCAGTTTGCTGAACCGGAAAACTTCCACCATTAGCTAGCGATTTTGTGCTAACATCCGTAAAACCCCACGTTGGTTCTTGCGACTGTACCTCACTTCCTCTCCATTGTCGCACACCCGAAGAATCAAGCGGGTCCGAATATATCGTGCTATTGCTACTTGCTAGACCATATGAGGAATCACCTATCGGACGCTTGCCCGGATGAACAGAATTGCTAGCAAAAATATCCGATTTCAAATCGGGAACTTCTAATCCAATTAGATTATATGCGATGTTGCTGAATGGACGATACGAATTGAAAAAGCTGTTTTTGTCTATAGTTTGAACTCTAATAGTACCACCATAATTTCCTCCTAACGGAAACTTGATGGGAATCATGCTTTGTCCAACGCCCGCTGACCAATTAAATACTGCTGGACGATTAATATACGGATCTTCGTCTTGTAGTGTTGGATCACCTATAGTTTGATCCGTATAAATATCCAGATAAGTAAAAAATTCTAGATTTGCTTCTGTACAAAGATGAGAAATTATCTCAGATAAAGTTTTAGCATCTCCAGCGACTCTATACTCTGGTCCTAATTTACCTACTATCTGATTGTAAAAATGTATCGCATCAAAATGATAGTAATACGGTATAGCTTCTTGGTCATCATAAAGATTGTAATTATGTCGTCCAAATAATAGATTGCCACCATGTGTTTTTTGTTTTTGAGTTTCAGTAATCTGTGGCAAATGATTAATTCCCATATGTAAAGCCCACATAAGCTTAATTAAAGGAATTCCATCCTGACTATTACTAGAGAATCCAAAATCTCCATATCTAGTGCCAACTCCAAATAAATTAGCATCAATGTTTGTTGGAACTCTATACTGAGGATCATCATTTTCTAGAATACCAAAAACATTAATCAGATTAGCAACATTCCACCAGTGATATACTCCCGGAGAGTTATCTACTATTATTCCACTATTATTATGACCAAACTGTTGGTCAGTCATACCGTTCAACAGATACGAACCTTCTCTTGATGATCCTAATCCGGCATAACCGTTCATTATCACCGATGTAGCATCCAAAATTAACATTGGACTGCTTAGGTTAGCACTATAAGTTTTGCCGTCACCCGCTGATCTAGAGAAAGAATCAACAATACCAATGTATTGAAATAGTACATTACCAGCATTATCTTTTAATTCAAATAGTACCGGCGAGCCAAGTACCGGTATTTTCAACCTATCGCCATCCGTGTCACTCTCTATCAATCTACAATTTAAACTTCCGCCCTGAGAAGACCAATCCGCAGAAACATTGAAATCTATAACGGTGCATCCAAATAACTTGATTGGAGCCAAATCTGGAGTACCGGAGGCGGTCGATGTACCACCAAATGGGTTAATCGTTGGCATTAGGTTGTCCTTTCAAATGTCCACTCAATATTATAGCTATAATTTCTAGTTCTAGCATCCCAACTTTCATTTGGTGCAGAATGGTAACATTTTCCGCTGGCGACCGTAAAATTAGGATCGTTTACCGGATTAGCAGCTTGAAAAATATCATTTAGTGCCGCGTTTTGCGAAACGCTGGGTTTTTCTGTTAAAAGCATCCTCTGAAGTATCGCTCGTCTTGTCGCAGAATCATCTATATTCTCGCCGCGACCATTTACTGTGCCAAATCCCAGAACTCCTGTTGCACCCATGGTAATATTGATAGATAAACTACGTTTGTACTCGCTTCTAGAATTTAGATATTGCAATACCGGTTGACTTCTACCAATGACTGGAGTTACAGAAAATAATTCGCCAGGATAAGTATCACTAATTTGTATACTTTCTGAAATACTTCCCGGAACCAAATTAGCCGGTCTATCATTATAATTATACGTGTAACTTATGGTTCCCGCACTAAAATCTCTAGCAATTGATTCAGTAAGCGGTCTTGGATGTAGCCAGGGCACTAATCCGGGATTGGCCGGATCGCGTAACACGCCACGAGCATAATAATATGCGGTTGATGGTATACCAGTATCAACAACCCCAGTAAAGTACGCATTGGCATTAAAGTAAGCGTTACCAGTACTAGCGAACCCATCTACAGTATTTAATCCTTGGATTGTTCCCTGAATACTAACGCTGTTTGTATCATCCTCTCCAATGTCTTGATTAATGGTGATTGTTTCAATAACCGGATATCCACCGCTATAAAGAGTGTATGTTTCCGTGATGCTATATGACCCGGCCTCTCGATCAATGCTTTCTTGATAGACAAAATTAGCTGGTTTATAATTACCTTGAATTGTATTAGAAATCGCCCGTGTTCTTACAGAACCAAAACCGGATAGTACCCCCGAGCCAACATTGAGATATTGATGAAGAAACCCACTAGCCTGTTGCCAGGGAGCTAAACCGTTTAGATATGATCCATCAGAACCATACACTGGCGAACCAACCACAGTAATAGATCGATTGATATTGTATATTTTGTTAATACCCTGTAGTTGTCTACCGCTTCCACTATTCTGAAATACTAACGTTGTTCTACCATCCTCTTGAATATCAAAAGTTTCTGTGACATTAGATACATAATATCCGGATGCTTGATTAAGATTCTCATTACCATTGAATATACCATTAGCACTAGATAGAAAGGTAGTATTCCTTAGATTAACCGTGTATCCACCCGGATTGGCCCATCTACCATCAGAGTCGAAAGCTATATCATCTACAAATCCATTAAATGAGATACCAGACCCGGCGTTAATTCCCGCGTCCCATCCGCGAATCGTGACTTTGATTGGTTTGGCAACTCCGCTAACAACCGGATTTGAAAAAAGATTTCTAATCAACTCCTGTTTTCGGATAGTAGCATTTAATCTATCAATTCCGGCAACATCGGTAATTTCTGCCGATTCAACATCTATTGTTCTTGTCCAGTCTGTTCCGCTGGAATATACGCCGCCCACTCCTGATGAAAAATACGGATTACCATGAGTTTGTACTAGCGTGCCTTGTAATGATATAGTAAAATCTGCTCCAAATCCTGGTCGCCCCACATTATTGTAAACTTGCTTGTTGAATGAAACGAGCGGTGCTGGAACCAGATAATAGTCTACATTATCTTTAGTAACAATAACTGGCATTATACCTGTCCTCCTATATTAAGAGTTTCCGTTTGGGATGCGGCGGTTTGTATAATATTCGCTGCATCTTCAAAATTATTTGCGGTCCTTATACCATCGGCCAGATTTTTGAATTTAGTAGATATAGCATCATAGATTGTGCTAGTAATAGCTTGATTTACAGCCATCTGCATATCTGGTAATCTTAAAGTAAATTCTTGCTGTCCATTAGTAACAAGTTGAATAGGTTGATTTGATGCGGCGGGTACATTTTGGGCCATATTATTCATAGGTCGAACATTATCTGGAATTTGTTGTGGAGGATTTGTGAAATTTTGACGACTCATTCCCAGTTCATTAATTAATTGATCAACTCGTATACCCAGCCTATCTACGTGCTGTCCAAATATAGTAGTATTAGATATTTCCATTTCAATTTGTTTTTGTTTCATGTCGTGTTCTTTAGTAATTAATCCTTCAACAATCTTTCTTTGATTTTCAATCTGATCGGCCATGCGTTGATCTATTGGTACGCGGTCTTGAACGGCCTTGCTTGCTAACTGCTCCGCTGTGGCAGCATCAACACCAAATCGCTTCATCATTTCATTTTTAGTTATCTCTCTTTGTGCTTGTCTGCCAGTCTTACCAAGTCCAGGAATCTCGATATCTGCAAATTGATCAAATATACTAAATACTTCTTGTTTCAAATCTTCTGGCACTCCAGCAAAACTGCCCTGCATAGAAGCAATTGCTGCTGCATTCAAACCTCTTAGTTGTTTAGCAACGTCTTCGTCTGTGCCAGTAACTAAATCTCTTACTATAGCCCCCTGAGCATCATACAAAGCCTGAGTATATTCTTGTTGTGCTTTGGCACTATCAATAAGACCATCAAGATATTGATTTTGGATATCTATTTCATCTCTAATAGTTTGTTGTAGAATTTCTAAGTCATTTTTGAGTCCCGGCATTATATCACTAATGCCGGTCGGCTCCCCCTTTTCTGCCGCTTGCTGTTCCGCGGCCCTTTTGCCAAATTCCATTAGTCTAGATACGTTATTGATAGATTCATCAACATTCCTTATCCCCAATCTGCCCCTATTGGCAGATAGATTGCCCATTCTGGCCGCTCTGTTGCTTGCGGCCTGCGTTTGTAAGAATGAGGATCGTCCCGGACCAGCAGGCTCAATTTGTAAAGCTTCTCTTACCTTAGTATTAAGTGATAGCCTCTCATCGAAATATTCTTTCTCGGCCTCGTACACCCTCTTAGCATCTTCCGCTCTGCGGTTAATTAATTCAATTTGACCCTCGCGGTACTTTTGCTCCGTTTGAATCAACTCCTTAAACTTTTCTTGCTGTCTAGAGATAATCTCAATAGCCTGTTTCTCGGCTTCCTCCTTGGCCGCTTGTCCAGCACCAGCAACATCATCAGAATTAGAAAGTAATCTTTCAGCATATGTTCTAATAGCATTTTTTATGATAGGATTACTCTCATCGAAACCAAATAAGTCCATAATATCTTTTTCAAGTTCTTGTGCAGATGGTCTATTTTCTCCTTCAACAGCACTCTGTCTTAATTGCTGAAACTCTTTTGTTTCAGCAAATTTATTCAATCTATTTAGTTGGTCTACACTAATCAACGCACGATTAATTTCTCCTCCGGGAGCACCAGCCGCTGTCGCATATGTTGCCATTGCGGTAGCAACTTCTGGAGTTCTCATTATTTCTTGTGGACTCATCTCAAACATTCTAGAATCATCTATGCCCACTCTGGATGCGGCCCTTCTCGTGGATAATCTTCCGGTTCCAACATTACCCATTTGTTCAACGGTATCGTTAATATCCCTCATGGTAGCATTAAAGCCATCATAAGCGGTTTCTAATTGTTTCATGATTCTTATCTGTTCTTTAATAGCCGCAGACTCTACTTTTCTTCTTTCTAGCAATCTTTCTTGCTGAATATTATTGTACTGAATAGTCTGTAGTTCCGTTTCAATAGTATCAACTGCATCTAAACGTACCTGAGCCAATTGAATTTCTCGTTCTTTTGCCATAACAGCCACTTTATCCGAATCTTTTATAGTGGCTTTTTCTGCTTTGAGCGTGTCAATCCTTTTTTGACCAGCATCGCGTTGGGCTCTTAACGCCTCAAGATCTTTTTGTATATCACCCGTCAATTCTTCTCCTGCCATAATCTTTGTCAAGATATCCTTACCGCCAACTCTATCCGCAATATTCTTTAATGCGTCCTCATATGAACCGCCCGCATCTATAATTCTTGCTGACTCGCTCTTTAAGGAAGCGGATACATCTTTAATCATATTGATTTGATTTTGCGAACTTTGCTTGATAGCATCAATTTGAACTTGATAGCTTTCTGCTATTTTTGCCTTATTTTCTTGAGAGTCCATATACGCTCCAACACCAAGGCCGACAAATCCCCCGACCGCTGTTCCAATCTTTCCTCCTAATGCAGCACCCCCTGCTGCTCCTGCCGGTCCTCCTACAAAACTACCAGCAACACCGCCCGCTATGGATCCTAATGTGCCACCAATACCCATACCCGCACCGGTGTATCCCGGAGCATTCTTATTAGTCTTAGCACCCATTTGAGCCTGACGGAATAGATCGAAAGCTTGAGCGTCTAGATTTTCAATTGATTTTAATTGATTACCAATAATCTCCTTCGCGGCACCCCCATCGTTCGAAGAACGAGCTTCGTCCAAAGCATTAGATAGTCGAGTAAATTCTTTTTGGCTATTGATCACAGACGCTGCTAATCTAGCATTTCCCACAACCAATCTTCCAAGAGAATCTAGATTTTCTTCGGTGGCGTTCATACCTCCACCTAGGCCCGATATAAATCCACCAAGAATAGGAATAGCTCTTAGTTGTTCTTGAGCATATGCCCTTGTGGCCGCTTCCGCCGCTTTGCTTGCGTCACCTAATTGAATAAACTTGTCGCGTTGAGCAGCATAGTTAACACTAAGAATCGCATCAAATAATCCACCAACCAACTCTACTTTAGCGAAGATATCAAAAGCTCTACCAAAAGCTTTACCGGCGGCGGCTATGCGGCCAGCATTATTTGATATAGCCTGACCAAATCTACCAAGCCCGCCCGGAAGTTTACCCAGGGCTTTACCAGTTAAAAACGCATTCTTTCTTGAAAGTGCCGCTTCGGCCGCTTCTCCAGTAGCTGATAAAACACCACCCCTTGCTGTGGCTGCGGATAATACTTCTTGTTTGAAGTCACCTTCAAAAAATTGAGATATTGCTGAACCAAATGTAGAAGCAAATGTTTGTGCATATACCGCCATTTCAATAAAAGTGATGTTTAGCTTCCGCATCTGTTTATCTATATTGCCAATTGTTGTTAAGAAAGAGCCTACAGGTCCGCCACCCGGATCATCGGGACCGCCGGGACCGCCAGGGCCACCACCTTTAGGAAGATTTGGGGGTGCATTTGAGGCTGAATATAATAAACCTCTAGACTTCTGCTGTGATGCTTTATACTGATTACGTAATTCGGCTCTATTTTTTTCAGATTCTGTGATTTGTTGATCAATCTTAGTGATTAATTCTTGTTCTTTTCTAATCTGTGCTTGAGTTTGTTTAGCAATTTGATTGTATCTTTGTTGACTTAAAACGCCGGTTTGAACGCTCGCTTTTAGACTTTCTAGCGTTTTGGGCAACTGTTCCACTCTACTTTGAGCATCCGATTTAGTCTTTGATAAAGTTTGTATCCTTTGACTTTCTTCTCTGATTTGACCGCCAATGGCTTTTGACTCTTCTGTTTGCAAACCCTCTTTAGCCCGCTTGCCTGTGATTGTTCCTTCTGATCTTAATCGCTTAACATTATTCTTTCTCTCAATTTCTAAAGCTCGCTGCCTATCCTTTTCTGCCTTCTCGGAAATAGCCGCTTGCCTTTTTGCTTCTTCCGCAGCGGCTGCGGCCTGTTTAGCGGCCTCTAGTTGCTTCTCTTTTTCTATCTCTGCTCCAATAGCCGCGTCTTGAAGTGCCTGCAAACCTCTTTTACGAGCTTTGCGTAGCGAGGGAATATCATTCTCTATTCCCATAAACAGTCTATTGTATTGTTCTGGTTCATTTTCCAATAAATCGGCTAACTGCTTCATTCCTTCGCGTGCGTTTGTTGTACTAGCCAAGATTGCACGAACGGCGGGCTTACTTTTTGAGAATAAATCAGCATAAACTTCTTGTAGATTTAATCTATGTTGTATTTCTTTTTCTGATGCACCCCTAGCCTTTAATTCTATATACATTCTTTGTTGAGCAGCTTTTGCTAGTTTGTTTTGTAGAGTTCCCTGTTGTCCACTAGCATATCTTTCTGCTCCTACTCTTCCAACAAGAGGAAATCTTTCTGTCCCAGGTCTACTTCCTCCCATAAGATAATCCGAGGCGTGTCCAACTTCATGAGCGGCTACAACCTGATCAGCCCTTCCGGGGGTTGCATCTATTTTTCCAGTACTAGGTCTAAAAGCACCCGCAAATAAACGTCCATTAATAATAGCTGGCCGCACACTTAGTTTTATTTGCTTAAGAATTTCTTTTCCTGCATCACCCATATCTGCTGTTACAGACTCTACAGCCTTTTTAAGATCATCAAATGTATGTATTAATTCTCCACCGCCTTGGCTTAGATCATCTTGCATGGGGTTCTTTGATTTTGTGAATCCAAAAAATTCCATCCAAGACCGTTTAACAGAACCTCCTTCGGCAAATTTTTGTACCCCGGATACAATCCCTCCCTTAGCATACCTATTCACCTTTTCAAGATTTCCATATCCAAAAGCTTGTGCGGATTTTTTATTGATAACGTACTCGCCGGGAGTTAACATAGCGGGCACAGTGTCTGTACCAACAGCACCTCCTTTAGCAAATTTTGATAGACTCCAATCATCATTTTTTACTGTCCTCCAAAAGTCATTTGCTTCATCATATGTTTGAATTGAAAACGGCTTTAATGGTTCTTTACCAACATATTTAATTCCTTTGATATCACTTTTGAATTTTTTCTCTGCAACATTCTCAAGAGCCCATCCTTCAAAATTATAAACTATATTCGGATCATTATTTCTTAAATGACTGATAATTTGACCTAAATATCGTCCAGTTTTTACATTGCCCGATTGATTCGATAAAACTTCATCTAGTTGTGTTCTTCCAGATTTATCAGCAACCTCAAGAGAAATTCCTTTATTCTGTTGCGTAATTCCCTTGACTGTGATTGCTGGCAATTGTGATGGAAATTCTGGATGATCAATTTTTTGTCCCTCCAGATACCGTTTCAGTTGATCATAATTATCTGTAATCCATTTTGTAACTAATGGACTATTATACTCATAATCAAGATTCCACCTTTTTGGAGTAAGTTTTTCGACAAACCATGCGACAAACGGTTTCCCCCCTTGTTCTGCTCCCGTCAGTGCAGTAGGGTCTGATAGTCCAAGAGCGTGATCATATGCCTTTTGTACATTAGTATATAAATAGAATCCAGAACCTTGCCCATATCCATGTGCAATATCGGACCTTGCCCCTCCCTTTAATAAGGATTCTATCACTCGGTTATCTTTGCCTGAATTCGATGCATGATATAAGTATGCTTCTTTTGTAGTTTTTCCTTCGACTAAACCTCCATCGGCGTATTTATTGATTTTCGCAAGATTGCTATAACCAATAGCTTGTGCGGATTTCTTATTAATCACAAACTCGCCAGGAGTTAACATAGCCGGAACAGTATCTCCGCTACCGCTTCCTGGAACCGTTCCACCAGATGCGTATCTGCGACGACCTCTTCTTGATGCGGGGATGGCATTAAGTTGGTTTTGATAAAAATTTGCTACATCCTGTTGCTGTGAGGTCGCATATGGTCCAGCAGCACCGCCCAATCCACCAATATTACTCATTCTGCCTTGAATTCTGTTTCTACGTCGAGCCGCCGCTCTACCACTACCATAAGTTTCAGAAAATCCTTTGCCTTGTAAACTCTGTCCTAATACTCTACCAGCAACTGCACCCATAATAGGTGCTAATGCTGACATTAGTGGCTTAAGAGTGCTTGTGAACTGTATTACAGATTTTGATAAACCGATAAAGATATCGGCCAGAGTCTTAAATCCTTTAGAGTCTACAACTTCCGAAATCAATGCTGCAAACTCTTTCTGTAATGTACCAAGTTTATATCCAAGACCTTGTTGTGCCTTTTCCAAGTCCTTAATGCTCTCCTCACTAGCATTATTAGCTACATTTAAAGCCTCTTGGGCTTTTTTAGTCTGTGTTAATAGAGGAACCACCTTGCTAATTTGACGAATACCACCAATTTGTTCGACAACTTCTGCAAATTTTACTGTTCCAGTAGTAATTCCTAGCTGTTCCAGTCCCTTATTAATGGCAATAATTGATTGATATGGTCCGATGAACTTGCCTTCCGCGTCCTCTAATTCGATACCAAGCTTCTTAAAGTATTCAATTGTCTTGGGTCTTTGCAAACGACCAAAGATTGTTCTGAAACCAGTAGAAATAGTTTCAGCACTTTCTCGCGTGGTTGATCGTACAGCGGTAATTAAAGCAATAAGTTCTTCTACTGTTCCGCCAGCAACACTAAATGCACCACCGGTTCGCTTAATAGACTCTACAAGGTCGGTTGACTCAACCGCGTATGCTTTGGATACTGCGTTGATCGACTCAAGAACCTTACCCGCACTAGTCACGGTAAGATTGAAGGTGGACATTACCGCAATTAAACCTTCTGTTGTGCTGGTAAGACTATCAAAGCCAGCGAGCAAACTTGTTCTAGCAAGAATCTCAGCACCCTTTGAGGCTTCCGAAAAACTAAGACCCGCCTGTGCTAGAGTTCTTGTTAGTTTTGCAACTTGGCTCAGGTTTACATTGTACTTTGTGGATATATCTACTAACGCATCAGAAAAAGACTTGGTTCTTTCTATAGAATCTCCGGTAGTTTGTGCGATATTGATCAATTCCTTTTCATATTTAATCGCCTCGTTTGTTGCATTGGAAACCGCCCCACTAAGTTTCAAAATAGCGGTACTAGCCACAGCATATGCCGCAAAACTACGTGCCTTGCCAGTAATTGCATCAAAAAATGAATTACCACTATCCGTAGCATCCCTTAAACTCTGTGATATGCCCGCGGCCTGTCGGCCAATACCACCCCCGCCACCACCTCTTCCGGCACCTCCAGCACCGCCGCGTCCTCCTCGTCCGCTACCGCCTCCAGCCCCTCCAGCACCGGTAGTGTTAACACTAACCGTAATATTTTGCAAACCAGCTTGAATTTGTTGCCTAATCTGCTTAATATTGGAGTTGAATACCTTGATAGTAATTGGCACAACACCAATCTTACCTATTATTGTTTTACGAATATCAGTAACATTGCTTTTGAAGATTTTTGTAGTTATTGGTATTGTGCCAATTCCACTCTGAATAAAGCTTCTAATAGTTTTTACATCCTGCTTCGAAGCTTTTATGCCAACGGAAAAGGGGGTTTTCCCTAAACCGAGAGCTATTGATTGCTTGATACTATCAATGTCTTTCTTAAATACAGTAGGCGTAATCGGAATTTTTATTGGTTTTCCGGCGGTAGCACTTCTTATTGCAGCACCAACATTAATGCCCTTTAGTCCCTTCTCTATAGAATTTCTAATTTCTGTGAGATTGGTGGGTGATGGTTTCTGCAAATTAATCTGCATAGAAAGATCATAAGCCATTGTAAATTACCTTATTCTTTGGTTTCTACCGGGCGAGCCTTCTTTTTAACTGGCTTTTCCTCTACAGTATCTTCCTCCAGATCATCTTCAAATTGCAAATTGTCAATAACGCTATCGTCTATAACAGGATTATTATTGATGTCTATACGATTACCATCCTTGTCAATTCTAGAACCCTCTTCATTAAGAAGGTTGCCGTCAAGATCAACCCGCTGACCGTGCTTGTTTGTTAATTGACCTTTATCATTGAGCAGTCCTAGTTTTTTAAGAAGCCTATTCTCTATTAGAGAATCTTCAAAATTCTCTTCAAGACCATATGCATAATTAGCAAACTCGGAAGCACACTTTAGTGCTAGTTCTGTTTCTGATTTTTCATGATAATCATCCAGCGATGTATACACCGGTTTTTGAGTTTCATAATCATATACACACGCGGTAATCAGATAGAAAAATCGCTCATTATCTGCTTGTCCATCGGCGGTATTACTATCCATTGAGTTTCGAACAAGCAATAAAGAAGAGAGTTCGTTGCGAAGTCTTTTGAGTTCAATACCCTTTTCTCTTAATTGAGAAGCTTTCTTATATTCTCCGGTCTTGATCTTGTACTCGATATCCGCACTCTTCTTTAGCAAATTCTCATACTCCTCTTGCTTCGCATCATCCCACAAACCTTGACGACGCATATGGTCCTCAAGACTCTTTTTCAGAATAGCACCCTCTTCGATAGCACGCTTGAATGTCCTGTTATAAACCTTCTGGGCTTCTACCGCACTAGAAGCACTAATTGGGCGAATTACATAGTCTTTATTTTCAAAAGTGAACCGCTTTTCGTCTTTCTTAGCCATCGTTCCTCCCTTATTATCTTAAATTCTCTTGATTGGTAAATTGATGTGATACTTATTCCACGATACGTCGTAGTTATCTATTTCTAAATCCGCGTTCCTAATCTGAGCATTGCCCTTATCAAGTACTTCGGTTCTTAAATCTTCAAAAATATCTCGCATTTTCATTTGCTCTTTGGTTAATTCTTGGTCGGAATCTTCGCCCCATAAAAATCCAAAATACTTTTCAATACTAGAAAGAGAGCCTATAAAGGCGGTTTGAATACGCTTTTTAACCTCTTTCTTGAGTCGGGTTTTAGACCGCTCACCAACTATTTCTTGTTTCCTATCCACGTTATCGTCTCCTCTCTTTACTCATTTGTAAACCTTGCATTTGCAAATCTCTCCTAGTCGAGGTTAAGTCACTTTCTTGCACAGCACCATGCTCCGCCAGATCCTTCCTTAACGACTTAATCCTAGATAGAGCCTCTCGATCATTCAAACTCATAACATCGGATGCTTCCTTGGAATTACGTGCCGGAATAAAAATTTCTCCAGCACCCTTCATTTTGTCTGGAAGCATCTTCTCTGCATTAGCTTTCTTGTCCTCTTCTTTTCGTTTGCGTCTTTGTATTATGGACCAACCATCTAACGCAATATCATCCTCGATAATCTCATCGGATGGTTTTTCCATAGACTGCAAAATATTATCATAGTAATTAGACCATGAAATTATAGAATATTGAAGATCAGTAAATGATGAGGTCGGGTTGTCAAATACTGAGTTTTTTGCAGCAAACCATCGACTCTTCCATTCATCGCTTTTGGCTATTGATCTGATTTTTGAATTCATATCATATACAACAGATGAATATTTGTTGTAGATTGTGTTGATATTGAATTTCTTTGATGCCAAACCAGCATCCATAATGTAGGCATTTTTTTGTAGTAAATAGCTCGTATAAGAATATTGCTTAATATAGTCGCATGTTTTATCGTAAAACACATGTTTCTTGGTATGTAAATCTGAATATTGTTTATTCTGAGATTCTATGTTTCTTTTAATATACTCTTTGGTAGTAGAGTTATAGAAGTTATTAAAGTAGTCAACTTTCATATTATCTAGATTTTGTTCTATTTCCTTGATTCGATCCTCATCGACTTGTGACCAATATCCTGTAGAAATTAAATGCATCTCGGCATCCTTTTGTGTCCAAATTCCATCCAGTAAAGCATCGTCATATTGCTCGTTAGAAAAAAAATCCGCAAAAGTCTTATCTTCTGCGGAAAACGGTTTTACGTAGATATAGAATCCCCTTAGTTTAAATAGCACAATACCAGATATAAGGCTATGAATATATTCCAATTTTCCATCCTAAAATTCCCGCGAGAGGAGGCATATGCCTCCTCTCGCACTATCATGCTATCATGCAAACCAATCTTTCCAGTAACTAGCAGATGCTAATGTCATTGGATCGCCAGAGTGAAGAACAACTAAATCATTAGAATTGGTGAAACTATATGTGATTGTGGCATTACCACCACCAGCATCACCACCACCATATGTGACACTAGTTAGTTTATTCTTCTTTCCAAGCTGGAAAACTGTGCTATCATCTAGAACAATCTGAATAGAGTGATTAGACAGATTCTTACCTGTAGCACCACCTTCTTCGGCCGCGTCAACATTGTCACCAGCGGTTGCAGTTACTTCGATATCGCATGTAACATCCACAGGGAATGCAACATATCGATAATACGGAGCCTTCTTGCCAAGCTGCTGAATATTTTCACGACCAAGATCGCAGCTAATACTCACAGACTGAATAAATGGACCACTACCTGGAATAATGTACTTAGAATTTGTGAGTGAGCCAGCACTTCCGCCTTCTAGAATATTTGGAACTTCTGTTCTGAAAGTTCCACTACCATAAGTTCTACCAGTGCTGCCAATTACTAGATTCTGACGACGCAGCACACTGTTACCAACGCCCACAGGAGCATCACTACCAAATACGCCCGTGCTAAGTGCAGCAATTAATGCACCTGTGGCATCACTTGTTAATAGACCGCCACTATCCGCGGTTGTGATCCATTGCTTTTCGTTGCCAACGAATGTTGTTGATTCTGTAAAGTTTCCATCTGTTCCTAATGTGTAGGAAACCGAACTAATATACATTCCGGAGCAGTATAGTTCAGCCACTCCGGAATTTACTCCCGCGGCCATATAATCATTTGTATCAAAACCAACGGCCATGCGAATATCGGCCCTTGCGTTGCTTCTACCAACTAATGTTGGACTAGTAGCATCAACTGTACCTAAATGGTACATTAGCGAATACCCGTCAAGCACTTTTTCAAACGTAACTTCGATCTCTGGAACTTCTTCATAGTTCTCGTATAGAGAAAGTTGTCCAAGTTCAAAGATTTGTTCTAGATTGAAATTTGTGGTAACACCAATGGATTGCAAACCGTGAGCAATGTTTACAAGATTCTGAGATGTAAAATCTGAGCCTCCAACGGATGGCTTCCAACTATCTTGAACCCCGGATGCACCCATATCGCCCACAGCAACAGCTTGTGTAGCGTAAAAAACTCGTCTATTTGTATTATTTGGCCTGGGCATAGTAAATTACTCCAAAAAGGGGGCGGTTTATTGTTTATACGCCAAAAAGTATGACTTCTGTTTTTATTCGAACTGAACCAACATGGATATTTGTGCCTAAAGGATAAGTAGAATCTATACTAGCATTAAAAATGCGGATATGATTTCCTTCATATTGAGAAATTAAATCTGGATATAATAAAGCACCAGATATTGGAACTCCTCGATAATCTAATGGAAATGCATTATCTGTAGAAATTTTGTCTAAGCTGTATGACTTTAAAATCTTATCATTTTGTAATGTCACAATATCAATTAAATGATCCCTGGTATAAACGTCCTCTGCTACACAATGTAAAACAAAGTCCGTAATAACATGCTGACCCCCGCCAAGAGCGTGCGGAGTCATAGTCCTATAATTTACGACCTCTATCCCAATAGCTGGCAATTGAAGTCTATTATCTGCCAGCATACCCCATTCACCCTCATTATTAATGAAATTAGGATTATCTGGCCTTTCTGAATTTTGTTGAATTTGCTTGAACCACTCTAATCCATCCGCTTTAGTAACATTCACAAATTTGTAACTATATCTACATGTGACGATAGATCCGGTAGGAATCGGATTATCAAAAACAACTCTACCTAATGGATGATTAATATGATGGGCATATGTTCCAGTAGTAGAAACTGGATAAAATACATTGTTTACATAAACTCCGGATACGCCAGGAGTAGCACTATTAGTGCTTGTATATCCTCCAACTCCGCTCTCCCATAGCCAATTTGAACGAAAACCTTCCCATACCTGTCCATATTGATATCTGTGATCATCCACCAAAGCTAATTTGTGTGATTCTCCACCATAATAACCACTAGAAGGAATATCTACATTGACAAATGCTGATTTTTCCACAAGTCCATAATCAAAAAATGAAATAAGATTTTCTCGCACATGAGTAGTAACCGTTGCGTCACCAAAAGTGGAGAATCCTTTGAGCGTTGACATTATACTGCTCCGGGTCCAATATTAATCAAATTGACAATATCATCATAAACCGTGTCTATGGCCCTAGTAATAAAATTGTTTGTGCGAGTACCAGAATGAGACGGATCAACTCTAAACGGATCTCTTGGATTATTTGAAATCTTCTGCATCACTTTTTTGCCGCCGGAACGTGTGCTGCCCTTAGCATGAGGAAAAATCCAAAACTTACTTAAAATTACACGCGAACCTTTTGTTAATAACCATTCAAGCCAAGGTATACTACCATATTCTTCAGTCTCATAACTAGATCCCGGAACATTAATTAACTCGTTAATATCTTCTGGCATAATCTTAATCTGAATTCGGTTACCCTTCTTGGCGGCAATTTGTTCGATAGAAATATTCTTCACCAACACCTTAATGATTCCATCTATAGCTTGATCAACAAGATCACCATAAAGACCAAGATCGTCACGCAGCGAACCAGATCTCAAAGATTCAACAGTTGGAGATGAATTTAAAGCTTTTGTCAACAATAGCCCTATGGCGGGCCTGAGTTTCTTCATATCAATCTTACCAATATCCAACTTAACCTTAGATGCTAAATCTAAAGCTGCTAATGCAAGTTCCTTTTCATCGACTACAGTTAATGAGGCTCGTAACATTATGCTCTTCCCCAAAAACACATAAGATAGTTGTTGTTTAAACCATGCACAATCGGTTCTGCGGATTTAATAAACCGCCATTCCTGATGGTCTGTTTTGTCTGTACAAACAAGCAATGCAATAGCCTTATTCATTTTGTCTAAATTAGAATATTTTGTAATCGTCATAACACTACCGTCTGGAACTTGAATATGACCAAATTTCTGAAAATCTCTTTTATCCCAGTACATACGTAAGGAAATATCTTCTGTGGTTTCAACAACTTTAAACGAGGAGGCTCCCCTTTTGAATGGAGAACTAGGATGCATATCTTGCAAGTTCATTGTTTTTTGATTTCTTAGAGACGGCATAGGATCACTGATCACTTGCATCTCTTCGTTATAAACTAACTTACACGATACAGTGAAAATATCGGATTCTAACATAGAATCCATAATCTCCGCATATTTAGTGCCTAAAATAGAAGGTATAGTAACCATCAGGTTATTGAATCTCCACTATAGTATCTAACATCATCAAATCTGGCATCTAATGTTCCAGACTGAGAAATAATTACCTGGGTCTTGTTTATCTTTGGATCAATGGTATGGTTGGCCGTAACACCAACAACATCCACGGATACCATAACGCCGCCGTTCTTATAGTTATTGGCAGCTTTTGCTTTTGTGATTACATCATCGGGCATAATAATCTCCTATCTAAAGTATTGTCTAAACGAAGTATTGTATCTATAAATAACATTGCTCCCTGGCGAGTAAGGACTAAGGATCGCCTTGCCAACAGCATTATTTCCGGCTGCATAGTTGAACTTATATTCCTCATAGTTTTTGCAAGCATAATCATATAAATAACGAATATTTGATGCTACAGCAGTAAAATCTATACTGCTAGGACCATCAACAACCTTGACCGCATTTAGTGCTTGAGTTTTTAGTTCGCTTCCCATTATCAAACAGGCGGTTTTTAAAGATACAATATTAATGAAAGCGTCATCCTTGTTGGCGGTAGCGAGTCCGGTAGTTGGATCAGTTGGGTCAGGGTTAAGATAACATTGTTCCACATCCACGGTATATGTATTCTCAAAATCCACTTCGGTTAAAACAATTTGTGCTGCCACCAAAACCGTTGTCTCAAGCCTTTTGTTAGAATATGTATAGTTGGTAGAGTCAATATCATCAATTAATGTTCGAACGATAGTGGTCATCTCACCTTGCCAAGACATAAAGGTTCTCCTTATAGATTACAATATACCTGAAAATCCGATATGCTGGAATAATATGTTCCGCCCGCCAAGGTCACTTTGCCCTGTATCTTATAATTTCCCGGCACATTAAAATCGCCATCAATAGAAGTATACGTCATTTTTCCATCAGTGCCATTCGTATAGAATGTTCCTGTTTTCGTATAAGACTTACCATCTGGCTTTTTAAGAATAATCTGTAGCAGACTCGCGGCGGAAATATCCACCACCACCCCATCATCTTTTATGGTAATTATCAATTGAGTGCCAACATCGTTTACATGTATTTCACTAGCCATAAGTCACCATGATCTATCGAATTTGTAAAAATCCAGAATCTTGTTGTAGAGACAAAACAAAGTTTTCTGACTGCTGAATATCTAAAACAAAACTTTCACCTAAATTGAGACTAAACGTAAGGCCGGTCGATTGTTGAATTTCCAAAATAAACGAATCCGATTGGTTTATGTCCGCATCAAAATAGAATATCTCTCCATTTGTTAAACCAACTTCAATTACAAACGAAGCGAAGGGCAGATCGCAAAATGGTGCGTCACAAAACATAATAAATTGTCACCCTAATATACTCCATACGACTATAACAAGGCCGCTTCATCAAAACATTTATCTAAGTCTATATCTAAAATAGTAGCTAATTCACATAACCAGTAATGATTTCTTTCCAAATATGGTGCATATTCCCATTGGGCACGCACACACTCTCTAGTAGTAAAATCCTGAATACGATCAATCACCGCATTTATAGTATTTAAATCAAAACCATTCTGAATCAGCCATAATCTGGCTTGAGTAGCACTAATTCTTTGACCCGGAATCACGGTGGGCTCAAGGCTAGAAATTTTGTCGAATATCTTCTTATTTACTAGTATTTGATCTGCTCTTAATGTATCTTTATCTTGATTCCTTGGAACGAATCCAGCCTCAGCACAAGACGATAGGTATTCTAGGTAATTTTGACCAATCCAATAAATATATAAGCCATTTCCAACGGTTGTAACGAGTCCGGAATCTGTTATGCCATCAACATATCCCATCCCATTACTAAGAATCCAATACGTTTTATCGGTTGCACGTATTTCAGCACTCATGTTTGTAGACCTCCATCTGTTATGGTCCAACCATAACTTACTAATGATGCTCTGGCTCCGCTTCCCGCGGCCGTATATTTGCTACTACCAAAGTTTGGAGTTAAATCTGTTCTCCAGTCTGCGACTCCATTAACTCCGCTACTCTTGTTCGCATTCCATGAATTAAGTATAAGATCATATTGACCGGTTGGAAAAGTACATCCCCTAGCAAAGGTATTCAAGGAAGTAGAGAAACCCAATCCTGCCAAATTCCAATTTTCTATACCGCTACCAGAATATCCGGAGCATCCATCAAATATGTTTTGCATAACGCTAACCTTACTCACATCCCACGTATTTAAACCAAAACCAGTAAAGTCAATACAACCAGCAAACATTTGCTGAAGATTATTATTACCCAAAAATTGCCATCCACTAAAACTATTACTAGATATGCTTGTATTTGAAAACATAGCTTGACAAGACGTTCCTGATCTGATAACCCAATTAGTAAGATCTTTATCAGCATTTTTGAAAGATTTGGCATTCAACAAAAAGTTTACAAATGTTGTTACGCCGCTGCTATATGATACCCATGGACTAATATCTTGATTGAATCCGCTAGCACTCTGAAAAGCCGCCACCATAGAAGTAATATTTGATAAATTCCATAAAGTAACATTGGGATGATTAAAATTTACACAATTTTGAAAACAATTCGCCAAAGTAGTAATCCCGGTTGGCAAAAAGGGCGGAACGTATTCCAACTGCCTATTATCACGAAATCTAATAATATTATGTCTCAGTTGAGTTTGACCAATATTCAACACTCTTATTAAACCTGGAAAAATTTCTGGATATGCCACAGTTACCGCGGCAGAACTAAATGTTCCTTTAATAACTATGAGATAAATCCCATGCTTAGAATAAGTATGAACGGCATTGCCCGTTCCGGTTGCGGTACTTTCTATTCTCGTTTCAAAACTATCCGGTCTGCGGGTGCCTGTCCAAGAAGTTAATCTTGTTCCGCTAGATCCATCGCCCCAGTCAATACTAAATGATCCTCCAGCACCAACAGAAATCGCTATAGAAATAGTTGTACTACCATAAGCAACGGTGTCTATCACCATAACAATATCTTTATTACTTATTCCATCGCTATTTCCCAACATCCAAAGCTGATTTGGAGGTAAATGAAAGGGAATGGGTATTGGTTGTGGTTCACCCAATAAACATTTACTCGTGTTATTATCTATATCAATATCAAATGATTTTGTTCCCAATATTCCCTGGTTCACAAATCCGCTCCTAAAGCAATTATGTTAAATCCTTGAGCCGGGCCGATACTATTCGTTGCGTTTAAAAACTGACCACTTTGTAAAACCAAATTGTTGTAAGTGGTACTAATTCTAGTAGCTTTTGCACTAGCACTAGCCGTTGCTGCCGCAATAGTAATTTCATCAAATAATGGATTACCAACTATATTCGCACCAGATATAAATACTCTAGCCAATCCAGCAACTGTTGTTCCGGTGGCTTGAACTACGATTTCGGCTATTCTTGTTCCTGCACGAACACCGCTAGCAAAAACAACATAGCCACTACCCGACACCCCATCGCGGTTATTATTTAACACGTTTACAAAGCCATTTCCTATTTCTGGATATACTGCAAATGCAGGATTATCAGCCATTTTACCGCTCCTTATCTATATGTTGACCACAAAAAAATCTTACTAGCATTGCTTATGTTTACACCATTCACAAACAAATTCTTGCCATCAAATACTAGTCCAGACTGTGCGGAAATTCCGCTAGGAGTTCCATCAGAAACTAATACTCTATTTGATCCATAATTTGTAACTGTTGATCCGCCGCCCCCTCCACCACCCCCAGTTCCAGTAGAGGAAATAATAAAAGTTGAACCGCTAGAAGTAACTGAAATAGATCCTGATCCTATTATATTAGTAACTCGTAAAAGTCCACTAACAGAAGTATTAAAATTGGTGATGTCATTAGAAACGTGAGTATGACCAACAATACTATAATTACCACTGGGTTGCAAACCAGTAACCGAAACAATATAATTTCCAGTAATAGATGCAATAGAGACATAGCCACTTCCACTAACATTTTTTACAGTTATTTGATTATTTACCGCTGTATTAAAGTCTGTTATTTGCGAACTAGTATGCGTATGACCGCTTAAACTAACCGGAACTCCAGTTATAAACAAAGAAGAAAAATTGCCACTACTTAATAAAGCATAAGGATTCAATAATCCACTAACAGAACTATTAAAGTTAGTGATATCCGTAGCTATATGATTATGGCCCACCAAACTATAGTTACCGCTTGGCTGTAGGCCGGTAATTGACAACGTAATAGTCTTATTGATATTTGTTGCCACAACGTAGCCACTACCGACAACACCAGTTATTGGAATTAATCCGCTAACAGAAGAATTAAAATCTGTTATATCCGTAGAAACATGTTTATGTCCACTAACACTAACCCCCGTTCCATTAATGCTCAAACTATTGAATAAGCCTGTGCCGCTAGTAATATAGATACTAACTCCGCTATTTAAAAAAGACTGTACTTGTTGCTGCGTCAATCCAGAAGATGAAGTTCCTGTGCCGGAAGAACTAATTATAAAAGTTGTTCCATTTTGAACAACACTTGTATTTCCGCTTCCAAGTATATTTGTCACAGGAAGGAGTCCACTAACGCCTGTATTAAAATTGGTTATATCGGCAGTTGTATGATTATGTCCAACTAAGGAATAGTTTCCACTTTGTTGTAAGCCGGAAACCGAGATGATATAATTACCACCGCTAGAAGACACTATAACATATCCAGAACCAGACACGCTCCTTATTGCAAGCAAACCGCTCACACTACTATTAAAATCTGTTATTTGTGAACTAATGTGTGTATGGCCGCTCAAGCTAACCGGCACGCCCGTAACAAATAGATTGGCAAAATTGCCACTAGACAATAAGGCATATTGTGTTAATAATCCACTTACCCCGGTATTAAAATTTGAAATATCAGATGTGGTATGGGAGTGTCCTACTAAGCTATAATTACCGCTAGTTTGTAGCCCAGATACACTGATTATGTACCCATTGTTACTAAATATAGATCGAACGTATCCGCTGCCACTTACAGAGGGAAGTAGACCACTAACGCTGCTATTGAAGTCTGTGATTTGAGAAGATGTATGCGTATGCCCACTAAGACTAATAGAAACGCTATTTACAGATAGCGAATTAAAATTACCAGTACCAGAGAGTATATTTGCTGAAACGCCGCTATTTAATAATTGCTGAATTTGAGTTGAAGTTAATCCAAATGAGCCTGTGGCAGATATAGTGTATGAGTTCCCGCTTTTACTAACGTTGATACCACTAACCCCAGTTATAGAAATATTATTAGTAGAGACTCCGCTAATTGTTGAGAGTAGGTCAGATATATCAGAACTAAGTATTCCGGTATTTCTCCATAACGATCCATCATATTTCAAAAACTGTCCACTAATTGCTCCTGTGGTCGCAACATTATGTAGTTCTTCTAATTCGAATCCATTCTGAATCCTAACATTAAAAATACCAACATTTTGATGCGTTCGGATAACTGTACCTATCGCAACTAAATGGTCTGGAGCATAAGGTTTATCAATTGTTAGTCCACCAGAAACTGTTGGACTTAAATACAATACTCTACCATTAATATCACCGTGTGGAGCATTAATATTGTAGGCGTCAGTATTAACTCCGGTGATATTTCCATACGATACGATATGTCCACTATCCATTGCTGGAATAATATTCTGAGTTACGCCATATGTTTTACTAGATTTAGATTCAATACTAGCTATCGCAGGAGTTATGGTCGGCAAATCTCCCTGACCGCCACTAATATAAACAACAGTAAATTTTGGTATCGGTGAGGATGTTCTATTAAAAACCGTTGTTACTAAAGCGGTTGCTTGAGCTACAACATCAGGATCGCTATTTACTGGAAATCCATTAAAATGAAGGATTCCGCTTATGTTGTATAGTACATTTGAAATATTAGATGGATTCCCAGAATCTATTATAATTCCAGAAGATCCTGCTATTACTTGATCATTTTGATCTTTATAGATACTTTTCTCTGATGGATAAGCTATAAAAACAAAACTCTGTCCAGATAGACTAAGTTTATTATTGAGATTCGAACTAGATAGTATAGAGTCTCTAGAAAGAGTTCCAGAAGAATATGTTCCTATACCAACTTCCCAATTATTGTTATTAACGATGGTATAATAGGTAGTGTCACCATTAGACAACACGGAAGAGAAGGATTGATATCCATTCAATGCTCCAGCAAGAGCAATTGTTCCATTGCCAGATGTTAAAGTGGATTCCTTAACCCTATTAGCAACTTTTAAAGACATTTGTTATCCTTGTAATGGTGTCAACAAAAAAGGGAGGGGGAGGAAATCTCCCCACTCCCCCAGAAACAATCAACAAGAATCGATCTCAGAAACTTCCAAGAATAACTCTGCGATTGTCAAGCACACCAAAACCTACTTCTGCGAAGCCATAGAGTCCAGCACGTTGCTGACGGTGTAGTGATGGATCTTCGAAGATGGTGACTTCTTGCTTAACGGGCATAACGAAACTATCGTTAGCAGCAAGGTCAAGACCAACTACAAGCTCAACATCACTACTAGGACCAAGAGTACCACTGAGATTACTAGTATAGTATGCCTGATACTCTTGACCTTCACCGAGTTCATCGAGGGCGTGTAGATTCACGGAGAACACACGGGAGACTGAACCGGCACCGTCGTTTGCAACGTAAACTTCTCTGCGGCTTGTATCATCAAGCTGATCAATACCCCAGTTTCTCATATCTTCAACACCTTCTGGTGAGAGATAAATGTCTGTGAGTTGACCTCGCTTAACGCTCGCACTGTTACCGCCAGCATTACGACGCATAACGACCTTGAGAAGACTTACGAGACGCTTGGTAAACTGACCAGCACCGGCGTCGGCATCGTAAACGAGAATGTTACGATCCACGCCCGCAGCGAGGATTGTGTGCCAAGCATCATCATTCATCTTCTTGACGAAGCCAGCTTCAAGGACTTGGGTTGCACGAGCAACAATGTCCCAGCGAGCCTCACGAGCATAACGAAGAAGCCAATCGATAGCATTTGTTACGGTGTAAGTAGGAACCATAACATAATCGCCCTCGACTGTTCTTTCTGGAACGCGGCCGTGGGCAGGAGCAACATAGGCCACAAAATCTGACTCTTCACCAGGAGAAAGTAGATCTAGTGGGAACTCTGTGGATGTTCCTGGGGCCATGGCGATTCTTTCATAGATATTGCTAGCAATATCACCAACCATGATGCCTTCGCGTAAAGGTAGTTCGATAGCCTTGGCTAATTCTGCCATTGCGGCAGCGGCTTCGTGACGATCTTCACTTGCTGTACGCTTAAGCAATTGAATGAATTCAGGTTCTGGTTTAGTTAAAAATGACATATTGGTATTCTCCTATTTCTTTAAAATCATGGAAGATTAACGGCAACTTTAGCGTACCCATCGGCGTCCTTTGTGCTAAGGAATCTACCGATAGCAACAGTGCCAGCAGCTTGTGTGCCGGAAATAAGACCACTGTTGGCATTATAAGCGATTTGACCAGCGGTTGGAGTACCACTAATTCTATCTGTTACAACAAAGCCCTTTGTCAAAATTGTGACTTTGCCACCCTTTTGAACCTCGTCTTTGTGCCAGTTGAGGTGCTGCCTTGTCTGGTCGATATCTACAACATCATTAAGGAGAATACCTAGCGGAGCAGCACCGGATGCATTTGCCGCAACAGTGGCTAGTGAGGCGGCACTATCCATTGCTGATCCAGAGCCCTGTGTGCTAACGCTTACGATCACACCCTTGACCGCTGTTTCGTTCATGAAGTATGTGAATTCTGTATCTAGTTCGTTACGATCACCTTTAAGTGGCATATTAGTACTCCTATATCACTTGAGATTTTTGGTTGACTTTAAAACAGATTGACGCAACCAAGAAGCGGCAGAAGCAATGGCTAACTGCTGATTTTCTTGATTTGATTCGGGATTTGCTAAAGTAGCTTCAGCAACTCCTTCAACATTATCTAACTCAGAAGCATCCGCTTCTTCGTTGTCATCCTCTGCACCCTCTGATCCAAAATCAACAGGAGCAGGTTCCGGCTTTTTGGCCGGTTCCGGTTTAACTTCCGGCTTTGATGGTCTGTCTGCTAGAAGGGCTACCACAGATGCAAACATTTCATCCGAAGCATCGGAAAAATCTTCCACAATCTTGGTTGCACTGGCTTCGTTAGCACCGGCATCAATAAGAGATGCCATACGCTTCATGCTCTTCATTTGTTTGACCATTGCAGCGTATTGTTCTTTCATGCTCTTGAGTTCATCTTCTTTATCGGTCATATCTTTCTTGAAAGCCTCAACTTCTTTGAGCATCTTCTCCTTATCGCCATTCATGCCAGCAACAGAATCTTCCAATTCTTTTACTTTGGCTTCCAAAGAAGAAATAAGTTGATCCTTTTCTGCTAGTACGGCCTCGTTGGCAGCACTATTTTGTTCGATTGTAGACTTTTGAGCTTCAAAATCTGCTTTAACAGATTCTAGTTCAGCTTTCAAATCTTCAATCTGCGGTGTGACATCTTTACTCATATCGTTATTCTCCATCGCAGTTAAAAAGTGGTTGAAGGTTATATCGGCCTTACTGTTAAAAGGATTGACTTCCTTGCTAAGAATTATACTTCTTGGATTAGCTGGCTTGGCGACTAAACCTTTTCCAGAGAAATAAAAGCCTCTCAAAAGTCTTCCTATTCTATATCCTTGATACTCGCCCGTTCCACCATATGCACGTAAATGCTTGGTTAAAAACGCGGATTCTTCCGTTCTAGCAAGAACTTTATTTTCATTATTTGGTCCAATAACCGCATAATCAAAATTATTAAAGACGCACTCCATAGACACAGACCACTTACCCTGATCTATCTCTTGAGTTAATTCTTCAATTCTTTCTCTCATCGCCGGATCGGACCAAGTTTTGTATATTACAGCACTTGTGATAATGTCAATTTTTTCTGGCAAATTTTCAACATTATCTATAGCTTTAATTGCAGCACCTTTATGATCAATTACCATAGAACCGGTAATATGTCCTATAATATCTGTATCATCGTGCATGTAGTTGAATTGTTTATTAATCGGAGTATTTCTCGCGGACCACAACTCATTTACTCCGAATACATCGTCATTTTTATTCCATCCTGCCGAAACGAGAACGGAATTAAGATAGTATAGATCATTCTGTTTTTCACTATCTTCATATAAGCAAGCAAAAGATGATGCTATACCATCATCGGTCAAATCTGAAATAAGATTTGGCACAACGATATCGCATTCAAAAGCAATAGAATTATTCTTATCTACTGCTATTCCATCTAATATTTCGTGCTTGTATACTTTCATGATATAGCCTTTCTATTTCCTAGATACGCCACAACAAAGGAATTTAAGTTATTTCGCATCAAGAAAATCAAAAGAATATGCTAGATTATGTATCTGACGTAATTCATCTATTGATGGTGAACGGCCGTGATTATCCACAAATTCCGATTTTAGTTGTGCATTTGCTCCGGATTGTGAAGCCGTAAGCGACGGGGTATTTTCTAAAATCGAAGCAATTCTATCATTATTTATCGATTCGTAAGGAATCAAATTGCATAATACTCGAAATTTAATATCTTCTAATTCTAATAACTCGGCTTTTGTTAATTCCCTAAGATTCTTTTTGCCATAAAAGTTGAGGATGGCGGGGTTAACAATTTCGGATATAGTTTTTTGTGCTTCGGAACTCCAAACTAAAACCGAGGCTAATGCTGGCTTGTCTTTGGGTAAAACCCTCTTTTGTTTACGAGGTTTGGTATCTTGTTTAAATGGAGGTCTACCATTTTGATTCGGAGTTTTTGGCGTTTGCCTATTAGGTGAGGACGGAGTTTGTGCTGTAAAACCCTCTTTTGGCTGCAATGTGGTAACATCATCTATTCCAATCTCGCCCCTTTGTAAAGCGATTTTACGATATTCAGAATCAACATTGCCATTATGAAATGGATCAGCTTTTGGTGGCATTTGTAATCTATTACGTTTTCTACCTTCGGTCTTGATGCGAGAGTCTTCGATGTCGTGTAATTCGCCAAATCTCTGTCTTAGAGTTTCCACAGAGATGATATCTCTATCAACCAATTGAATTAGCAAATTCTTTTCGGCGGCTTCATCTGAAAGTATCATATGTTCAAAGTGGATTGTGGCGGGCTGGGAAAAGCCCATTGCCTTTTGAACATGCTCAATCTCTTTCTGCCAAAAATCATAAAGTAAATCGCGGCCATATTCTAGACGTTCGATTAGTGTTTTTAGCGAGATGAAATTATTTGTAAATCCACCAGATTGACCAGCAAGCCCCGTTAATGTCGGAGGAATACCGAGTCCTGCGTAGATACTGTTTAAAACTGGCTGATACTTTTCTGTGCCCAAAAATTTATAGATCTGTGTGTTACTTTCTTTGAAATCGATCTCTGGACCCCATACCAGATCCATAGTGCCGCCACCAACATTACTTGCTAGAATATTGCGTAATTTATCAATAGCACCCTTATTAGGTAAAATCTTATGCTCAAGATTACCTAATCTCCACAATCTAATATTGGAAATGGCACCGTCCAGAGCGGACATATCCGCTAATTTCATTTTCTCAAGCATGAGAATATCATCGATAATAGCATTGATCATCGGGTATGCCCAAAGATCCCAATCGTCTTTCTTGTAATAGAAAACCTCTATCTCATTATCATTTAGGGCTATATATGTTTTCTGATCTTTAAGAGCTTTCTTTATTTGTGATGGAAGTTTGTTAGCAAACTTTTCGTTTTTTTCAAAAGACTTACGAACAGAGTTGCTAATCTTCATTTTGAAGGATTTATCGCCACTAAACGCACCCGCATATCCACCATCTACTTCGATCTGTAAAGGATTAAGAAAGTTATATCTGAGCGGAATTTCCCTTTTTGTAACTTGCTGCTCCGGAAGATCAATTAAATCCGAAGCTTTTGACATATCGCGTTGTTGTTTTTTAGTTATCTTGCCATACCTCTTATGGATTATAACATTTCCACATCTATAGAGATTATTTAGGAATCGTTCTGATCTCTCCTCTCCTCTGACTTTCTTCCACCATTTGCGATAAAATCGCTCTACTTGCTTATTTGGATGATTAAGAGTTATTCCTTGAGAACCAAAATCTCCCATCAAATCAATAACGTTTTTTACAATGCCAATCTTTTCATACGCTTTCATGCACATAGACATTGCCTGCTTGAAATCACTCGCAGGCTCTTCCATTGGACGAAAGCGATAATAATCCTCTTTTAGAAAATCGGTTCTGACCGAAATATTTGGCTCAAGATCGATATACGATCTGCGACTAGCCGTTGAACTCATTATGCCATCATAACTATCAATATTACCAGCAGTTTTATCAAAAGCCTTTTGCTGATCTTCTGCTGATGTCCAAAAGATGTATGGATTGTTTTTTTCTTCGGCCATAAATTAATCCTTATTAACAATCAGAATGCGGTGGGAATACAATACGATTCATCAATCTAGTATACTCCAAAGAGTTTAGTATAGGTTATCCATTTTTGAAGTAAACCAATTTGGTCCAGTAAATGTCGCACCGTCACCCTTGGTATTATTGCTCCTAGAAGCAAATCCACCATAGCCTTGGTAGGTCATTTGCTTTTCTTCAAAGTTCATGCTCCTAGCCGCCATATTTGCCATAACCAATGCGGAATATCTATCTTTTCTCATACGCTGTTTTCTACCAACCCCAATTTTTATTTCCGGTGTGTCCCATCTCATTCTTCCGTTAACGCTTTCGCTAACCTCTATCAGAGAAAGTTCATTTTTAAGTTCTTCAATTTCTAGAACACAGTCTTCTAGAGTATCATAAAGTCTATTATTTGCTTTGTCTTCTTCTATAGATAAACCAATTGTGATCGGATCAAATCTAGGAAATAGTAAAATTTTATCTTCTAGATCTTTTCTGAGCCCATGGTTTGCATCAGAATACCAATCGTATTTGGCAAATTGACACATTTCTAAAATATGCAAACCGGGTTGATCGTCCGATGGCTGCGGTTTCTCTTCGTCAATAATAGGCCAAATAGCAATTTCTCCGGGCTGCAACTGATTATTATCATGTAGGGCTTCTGCCACAGAATAACCGCCGCCTTGGGCATCCATAGCGATATGCACTATTGGAAATAGATTCATTAACTCTCTAATCTTCCTAGCACAATAGCTATAAAAATTGTTCTCCTTTGTCAAGCCCTTCTTTACTCGCTCCGTATGATCTTTTCTGGTTGTGGTCCAGCAATGAACAACCCTTCTGTGGTCGGGGTGAACCTCTAAAATAACAATACTAAAATTGTCCACTTCTGATGCCGGGTCGATAGCCATTACATATTTTTCAAGTTTTCTTCCTCTTAATAATGGATCAAAATAAATATCTCCACTAGATACACTAATCGGTTTATTTTCTGTTCCAACACATGATTCAATTAGGCTTCTCTTAAAGAAACCTTGGCTATCTTTTGTAAATACTGCTCCAAATTCCATAAGATAAATACCGTTATGGATTGTGGCTTTGGATCTGGCAATCTGGCCTTCGTCCATAAAACCCCTGGGAACTAATTCTACTGGAATTCGAATAATACAATAGTCATCCCATTTAAACGAATCTGGTATCGGCTCACCATTAAAGACATTGTTGGATATGGCTCTTGGATCGCCTTTAGTTTCTATGATAGTTTTCCATCTTTTCCAATATTCCGCAAAATGATTAAAATCATAATATGCGGTTCCAGAGATAATAATTTGATTGGATTTTGCTGTATTAAAAGTGCTTTTATTCTGGTAAAGAAAAGAGGTGTCGATGCCCATCTCCTTTGCCTTCTCCTCCATAGCCAATCTCTTTACATTATCAACGGGGGAGGCCGAAACCGCCGCGAAACCAGCGATTACGTTCTCAAAAACTTCCCTGGACATGCTCGCAAATTCATCCGCAATTATATCGTTTGCTCGCTGTCCACGAATTTTTTGACCGTCACCGATAGGCAACGCCGAAATGGTGCTGCCGTTAATTGTTAACTTACACATATCAACATCGCGTCTGGGGCCACTGTTGCTGTCACACATATCTCTTAGAATCGGTGCATTTTTCCATATATTCTCCATGTAATCATGAAGATACTTACTTTGCCTAAATGCTGCTCCTACCACCACAATTTTTCTGTTAGGAATAAGGGCCGCTCGTAGTATACAGTATAATGATAATAAGAAGGTTTTTCCCCATCCTCGGGTTGCAACAAGCATGGGGAATTTTCTATTCCACATTTCTCTTAGAACCAAAGCTTGCATCGGCAGTAAGTCTATATTTAGTAAATGCTTACAGATAAAAGTGAGGTAATCTGGGTTCATTAACAGACAAGTAAACCGCTTATAGAACTCTTCAGGATCATCTGTCTTTAGTCTATCTAGAGGATTGATGATATATTTCTCATCCACGTTTAGGTTTAACCAAGCATTATTAAGTTCTTGAATGTTCTTCACCATGAATTAATTACCCCGTCTGCGAATCCATAATAAACGGCCTCTTCCGCACTAAGATACCAATCTCCGGACTTTAGTTTATTAACTAAGAATTGCTTGACCTGTTTATCGCTTGGTTTCTTGCCGAATTTATCAAAGAAGAATTTACCATCCACGCAGCGTTTAGCGTAAATGTCAAACATAGTCTCTGCCATTTTTCGTTCAAAATCAGCCCAATTCATTGCACTTAGATAGTCTGTACTAATTTCAGTAGAGCCATAATGGGCCATAAAATAGGCGTTTGGGGTCATGAGTCTTTGGTCCGCGGCCTGTAATATAATGCTACTCATTGACTCGGCCTGACCGTATACTACAATGGTCACATACGATTTGCACATTGCTATCGCATCATAAATCGCCATACCGTCTGCCCATTCGCCACCAATACTTTGCATATGAATCTTAATGGGTTCTTGTGACCGACCCTCTAAAATGCGAATGTTCTTAATAAACGCATTCGCCATTTTGTATTCCACGCCCGGATTTTGATTGTCATCACTCATTAATGTGTTGTGTAGAAATATTTCCCGGCTAGCAAGATTAGCACTATAGTTATGAATATCGTGTAGTAATTCTTTATCTACGTTTCTCATGTTAATTCTTTCTCCCAAAAACTAAGAATATCATATGTGAAACTTTCCGCCTCATCACGATTATTGCAAAATACAATCTCAATATTCGGATAGTCTTTTTCTATTTGGAACATTAGTTTACGAATATAATTACCATTCAGTTTTACTTTGGATATCTGAAAAGGAGTCATGCCAGAATTTTTAGGAAATTCGTATACTCTAGACTCGGGGAATTCGCACACTATATACGCTTTTCTTAAAGTTTGCATCCGGTCAAACTCTCTATAGAACCTAGCCTTGGCGGTTCTTTTTCCTAGATTATTCGCAATTTCTGTGGCCGTGGCCTTGCGTTCTATTACCACAAAGTTTTCTAGTAGATCCGTAGTATAATCTCCACAATCTAATTTGCGTGTGATAATTTCCGCATCAAGCAATGGAAAATTCCATCCGTTGCGTTCTCGACTATCTCTTATTATTTTCATTATCTCTAACTATCTTCATAAAGATAGACTGGTATATGTGTTCCATATCCTTAATTGATTCATGGCACTGATAGCATAACGTAATTAAATTGGACATGTCAAACCGTAAATATGCCGCTTTGCTCCATGGTATAATATGATGCACATGCAGTCTTTTCTTTTTTCCACATTCTGGAAACTGACATTGGTGATTGTCTCTGTCTAATACTTTTTTGCGGACATCCTTATATACCGGATCATCATAGTTTCTCATGATTTGATAGCATTAATTATTCGAAAATCATGTTTGAAATCTTGTAATGCTTCCCGGTCTTTTTTCTGTACTTGCTCTGATAACAAATCATACAGTTTTTTATATGCAATATAACACGCATCATCAGGATCATTGGCCTCTATCTCAAGAACCGGAGACTCTTTATTAAATTCATGAAGTTGAAATTTAGCCTTTTTTAGATGAGGCAAAATAGATGTCATGTCAACAATGACCGTGTATGTATTCATTGTAAATCATTATCTACCATCATTTTTACAAGCTCTTGAAAAGAGGTTTTTGGTTGCCATCCAAGTTTATTCCTAGCCTTACTATTATCACCCATAAGATAATCGACTTCCGCAGGGCGATAAAATTGCGGGTCTTGCACTACATATTGTGACCAATCATTTATGCCAACTAGATTGAATGCTACGTCTAAGAACTCCCGAATCGTATGAGTCTCACCGGTGCAGATAACATAATCGTCAGGCTTATCCTGCTGTAACATCATCCACATGGCTTCCACGTAATCTCCTACGTACCCCCAATCTCTAAATGCTTCAAGATTCCCCAGACGTAGCTTTGGAAATTTATCAGTAATATTGCCACTTCCGCCCAAAGAAACCGGTGATAGTTTTAATAGAAAGTTTGGATCAGAAGTATAATCATGTTGTTGACTATCTATTGCATTTTTCCATCTTACAAATTCGCCAATCCATTTAGTAATTTTTCGGGTAACAAAATTCTCACCCCTTCGCGGACCTTCATGATTGAATAATATTCCCGCACTAGCATGAATCCCATATGCTTCGCGGTATATTCTTACCGCTTCGTGTGCGGCACACTTGGCAATAGCATACGGACTTTGCGGTAAAAACCTTGTTGTTTCATTTTGAAATTTTACGCCGTCCTTAACGTCATAATGCTTACCAAACATTTCGCTACTACTTGCTTGATAGAACCGCACAACATTGGTTAGATTAAGATCCACTATGGCCTGCAAAATATTTAAAGCTCCCTTAGCGGTAACATCCCATGTTAATCCGGGCTGTTTAAAAGAAATGCCAACATGAGATTGTGCCGCGAGGTTGTAGATTTCTACCGGTCTACGACCGCGTTTAAGAAGCAGTTTGGTTACGCTAGAATAGTCGGTTACGTCTCCCTCAAATAGTTCAAAATTAGGGTGATCGATTAGATGTTTGATTCGTTGAGTATTATCAGTAGAGACTCTTCTAACTAGACCAATTACGCGATAGTTTTTCGATAAAAGAAAGTCTGCCAGATGGGAACCATCCTGACCGGTTACGCCGGTTATAATCGCTGTATTCCTAGTATCACATACGCTAACATCTTCTCTTAAAGTAAATGAAGTCTGCTTGCATTTTCCCGAACAACATCCCATAAATCCCTCACTTTACTGTGTCTGGTGTTAAAAATGGTTGATCTAGACTACCATCCGCGTATGAATGATAATCTGATAGCCTCTCCTTTTCCTTTTCTATAGCGAGTCTCATTTTTTCTAAAGCTTTACCTTCTTGTTCGTAAAAGTCCGGATCTCTTAGTATTTGATTAACTAGAGATGCTAATGTTTGCTTGTTGCTTTCTAACTTTTCAATACGTTGTTCGCGGGTGGCTTTAAGGTCTTTATACATGGCCGCTTTTTTGGTTTGTAAGTCTTTGAATTCTCGGGACAAGGATTCTTTAGCCGCCCTTAAACTAGCAATTTGTCTTTCCAAGTTAAAAATCATTTCCTTATCCTGTTGGTCAGAATCTCTGCTCTTTTCCAATTCTATTTCTGTTTCTAAAGTGCGTACCCTTTCCATAGACTGCTGCTGTTCGCGTAAAGCCCGGTTCATCAACACCTCCAGCTTTATGGTATCAACAATCTGCAATTCTTCTGTGGCAAGAACATCTTTACGAAACTGGGCAATAATTTGCTTCCAATGGTAAAGAAATAGTTCCAACTCTTCTTCGGAAAATTGCGATTTTAATTCTTTCCAATATGGCCGGGATTTGATATCATACTCTGCCTGAACCACAAAAGATTCGTGCTTGTTAACCACCTTGCCAATCTTCTTTAGATGATTAAGAACCGGCTCGATAGATCGTTGTAAATTTTCTGCAATTTTTTCCGGACTTAAAATATCCGCTTTTGCGTCAATATATTCCCACTCTTCGCGGCTTAGTCTACCAGTCTTCACCCAATATCTCCTTTACTCGTTTGAATAGTGCGATCTTTTTCGCGGATTGAATTGGAACTCCGTTAGCAAGCCGGAAGAAATTATTTCTCATCGCGGGCGAAAGCTTTTCCATAAGCAATTCCATAGCTTCTTGAGTTGCTAATCGGTCTATAGCGTTATCGTCCAATAAAGATTGTTGATCGGTACACCCTTTAAGATCCATCAGATTTTTTTTGTTCTGATTTAATTTTTGGTGTTTTTCTGATTCGGTTTTACTGCGGGAATATTTATCCCTAATAAGGGTCTTTAATCTATTGGATAGGTGCTTGCTGATAAAATTTTCAAAAGGCCGTTTTTGATCATACTTACTTATAGCATCTAGGCATATAATGTATGACTCTTGTTTGATATCTTCTAACTCATAATAACCAAAAACATAACGAGGTGCTATGCGGTCAATCACTTTTAGTATCGTTTGTTGCTGGTCCGGAGTTGGTTGCATTTTGAATAATTTCTACGCCCTTGGCGATATTAACTGGGTCTGGTACGAGCAGTTCTTTTTGAACCGCAACTGATATTCCGCTTGATGGTATTATTTTCACGTTCGCTTCGCTCACGATCTGTAAAAGGAAAGTTTACACGATATTATACCCCAATGTAGGAGAAAAGATGTTACAAATTAAGCTTAACGGACTAAATGCCGCGGGCAAATGGGCCTTAGTTAGCCCCGAAGACTACCCGCGAGTAATGAAATATAGCTGGTACTACCGTGATGGTTATGCTCTTGCAAAGATTAACTATAAGGAAGTGCGAATGCACCGCTACATCATGGACGTTAGTGATCCGGAAATGATAGTGGACCATAAAGATCGTAATAGGTTAAACAATACCCGCGACAATTTGCGAATCATTGACTACTTACAGAACGCGAATAACCGCACGGATAATGTGTTCGTAGACTGCTTTGGTGAAAGCAAAACTATAGCAGAATGGAGTCGTGATCCGCGTTGCGAGGTAAATTACGAAACTCTTCGCGGCAGAATACGCAAAGGCATAGAGCCTTGGGCAGCTATACTAGCCCCTTCGGAATAAAAGAGTCATGATGGGGCGGTTATAGCAGCGGAATACGGGCGATACATTTTGGGGGAATTTGGGTATTGAGTGTGAACCCCCCGAGGTTGGGCGGGCCTCCGAAACCCCCTGCGGCCAGAATGGAAAACCCCCTCCCGATTCTCACGATCCCAAGTGTCCCGTCCGGACGAAAATTCGACGTAAGTCGTTTGCCCACAAGGGTTTACGAACAATCTTTTTTTCCCCTCTTGACCCGGTTCCCCCCTCCCGACTACCTTTCTTCCATCGGGCAACGGGAAGCCTTTCGGATTCCCCCCGGTACCTTGGAGCGATCCCATGAGAGGCGAAGTCGAGTTTGTGGTCCGTGAAACGGTTTGGGTTCAGAACGCGGCGGCCTTGTTCGCCGCTATGGACGCGGCGGGGATTCCCCGCGACGGCTTCTGGCAGGATTCCAGCGGGAACTGGTATACGATCCAGACCCGCACCAGTGC